TCACTCGCCCTCGACGCAGAACCAGTGCCAGCGCACCACGCGCTGCCCGCAGTAGCGGTCGACGACGCGCGCGATCAGTTGCGCATTGCCGGACGCATTCCGGCGCCTCTCCATCCAGATCAGGGCCTCGTAGAGGTCGTCGGCCTCGCCGCTCGCGTCGTACCTGTCGAACAAGGCATTGGAGAGTTGCCAGTTCGAAAGCTCGTCCCCGCTGGCCGCTTCGTTGCGCAGCAGACCGAGCCGGGACGCTCCTGCAACGGCCGGCAGCGGCGCCGCGGCCGGCCGCGCGGCCATGCTGCGCGGGGCCACGACGTTGGAAGGCGGACTGCCTGCCGCGAACGCCAGCAAGGCGCCGGAGGCCAGCGCACCCGCAGCAAAGGAGCCGGCGAGCTGAATGACGCGGTCGTACATGGCGGGCTTCCTTGCGGCAACGGGATGCGCCAGCGTAGGCAATCCAAGCCGCCGCCGCGTCATCCGAAGCAATGAGGTCCGCCCTCGGGACTGACGGTAGAATCCGCGCCTGCTGCGGGTGTAGTTCAATGGTAGATCCTCGCCCTCCAGTGAAAGCCACGCCCGATCGCTGGAACCTACGCCAAAACCTACGCCACCGCTCACCGCGCATCGGCCAGGCTGCCGCAGTAGCATGCGGCCATGTGGAAGCCCGAAAAGCCCATCGTGATCGCCGGTGCCGCGCTGAGCAATCAGGAGGCGTGGTGGCATGAATTCCGAAGCGAGTTCTACGACCGCTGCGATGGCGCCGTCGACCGGGAATGGCTGGACATGCTGACCTTCGCGCTCTACCCGCTCAACGCCGACCGCGACCCGCGCCGGGCCGCCGAAGTGGCGCTCGTGACGCTTCGCTTCGAGTTCCCGGCCGACGAAAGCTAGGGTTCCACGACCGCGGTATCGCCCAGCACCGGCCCAGCTTCGAACAGTCCGACTGACGGCACCTTCAGCATCGCCCTCGCCTCTTCGACCGTGCAGGTCAGCCAGCGGTCGAAGTCGTGCGCCTCGAGCGGGATGAGACTGCGCTTGTCCTGCTGATCGGGCGGCAGTTTCGGATCTGGCTTGTGCATTCGGCCCATAAGCGGATGGCCATCGGCGTTCAGGGTCAGCATCGTGTAGCTGTCCCAGACCTCGCCCGTATCCTTGTCGGTCCAGGTGTCCCACAGACCGGCCAGGCCCCACGGCGCGCCATCGGCGCGGCGGAAGCGCCACCAGACGTTCTTGCCCGTCTCCCAGTTCGGCTCGTCGAAGCTGGCGGCCGGGATGATGCAGCGCTTGCCGCGGGCCCAGGCCCCCTTGTAGGTTGGTGACTTTTCCATGCCCTCGGTGCGCGCGTTGACCGTGCTCAGGCGCGTGCCGCGCGCAGTCGTGGGCACATGCGTCTTGGACCAGGGCGGGATCATTCCCCACTGCCCCACCACCAGCTCGCGCGCGTATTCCACATCTTCGGCCCGCCGGATGAAGCTGGCCACGGACAACGGGAACACCGTCAGCAGGTATTCCCAGTCCTTGCGCTGGTTGGACCGTCGATCGATCCTCCAGAAGGCCTCAATCTCGCGCTGTTCAGGGGATATGTAACGGGTGCACATGGCCGGATTTTGCGCTCGGGATCCGATTGACGGGTGATCTGGCCAGGGATAATACTGTATGCCTTTACAGTACTTTTTTGGAGGCCAACATGCAAGAGCAATCACCTATAGAGCATGTCGTTGGGGCCGCTGAGCTGGCGCAGAGCGATCCCGAATTGCAGTTCGCCGCCCTGGCCGCCGAGCTCGGCATCATCAAGCCGGGCGACAAGCTCGACCAGATGCAGATCGATTTCGCGTACGGCGTCGCGGAACTTTGCGCGTCGATCGGCGACCGCTACGGCGACCCGTCCGATGGCAATGCCGGCGAGCACATCCGCGCGGTCTATGGGCCCGTGTGAGTCGACGATGGCAATTCCATGAGAGTCAAGATGAGGCGCCGCTACCGCGGGGGAACGCGGCTCAGCAAGCGCGAATTCGTAGATCAACCCTGGGCTTGTGGAATGCTGGTGCTGCGGGACGTGGAAGGAAGGACGCAACTCGGCCTATGGGAGGCGCGTCCAGGCGATATGGCACCGCCATTGGGCATCCTCTGGCGACCCGAAGTGGTTGCCTGTGCCAATGACACCATCAGCTTTGCCGGGACCGAGTTGGTTGGCGGGCGGTGGTGCTATCAAGTCTGGTTTTGCGAGGCCCACAACCTTCCCCCCGCCCTCTCCCTCGAAGTGCTGCAAGCAGCCTCGACAATGAACCATGAGCCAAACTGAATTTTTCCCCGAACCCGCCACCATCCTGCGCATGCCATCGTGGCTGGGCAGCCACGTGCACGAAGACCGCGCGCTGCCGCTGGCGCCCGGCGACTACAAGATGACGCCCGGCGACCGCTGGACCGTGACCTGCCTGAAGACCAATGAGGTCGTCTACAGCGGCATCGGCCCCGTGGAGATCCTGCGCGAGCGCGCCGCGGCCTGAGTCGAAAACGATGGCGAATCTCTACCTCTCGATGACCGATGCGCTCATCAAGCACTGGAAGGCGAATGGCAACGCCTACCCCCGAAAGTTCATTCTCACGCCGGCCCAGCACGAGGCATACGTGGCGAGCCGCCGCTTGGGCATAGGCGCCCACAACGTCGACGGCAGCACCCACATGGATGTGCCAGTCGAGATCGCCGAAGGCACGCCGGGCGTGATGGTGGCCGCCGACGGCACCGAGGTCTCACTGCAGTGAGGATGCTCCGCCCTCTTCTTCTGGCCGGCCTGATTTCACTGTCTGCGCTGGCCCAGGCCGCCGAGCCCCGCACGTGCCTGGTGGTCGGCGTCAGCGATGGCGACACCATCACCGCGCGCTGCGGCACCGTGGGCGACTACGAGCAGATCAAGGTGCGCTTCAACGGCATCGACGCCCCCGAGAAGCGCCAGCCTTTCGGCCAGCGCGCCAAGGAGGCGCTGTCCGATCTGGTCTACATGAAAGAAGCCGCGCTTGACTGCCCGAAGACCGACCGCTACGGCCGCAGCGTCTGCAAGGTGATGGTGGCACCCGCCTCGGCGCCGCGCGGGCCCAAGACGCTCGATGCGGGCCTGGCCATGGTCACGCTGGGCATGGCCTGGTGGTATTGGGCCTACGCGCGCGAGCAGACGCCGCAGGAGCGCGGGCAGTACGAGTTCGCTGAGGCCGAGGCGAAGGCCAAGCACGCCGCCCTGTGGCGCGAGGCCGAGCCCATGGCACCGTGGGACTGGCGCAAGGAGCTGCGATCTGGCCGGAAATGTCTAGGCCAGTGCGGGCCTCTAATATCCTGGCCCTGAGGCATACGTGTTCAGCGCGCTGCTTCCTACGCCAAGCCAGACATTTTTCGGCTATCACGTGACCATCTGTTTCATCGCATAGACTCCGCCCATGGCAACTTTCGTCATCGTCCCAACCTCGGAGCCATCGGTCGCCGCTCTGGACCTAGCCGTACGCCCGCTCGGCCCTGCCGCGTATCGCCTCCCCCGCGGGGAGTGGTTGGTCAAATTCGAAGGCACGAGCAAGCAGCTCGCTGAACAAGTTGGCATCACGACGACAGCCGAGCCGCGTCCGCCTGCGGCGCCCATGGGAGTGGTCTTGCACTTCAGCACCTACTGGGGACATGCCCCAAAGGACGCCTGGGAGTGGATTGATCTGAATCAGAAATGAACTCGCCACGCGGTCGAGCACAGGCAAATACAGAACCCGATCGCTACGGGTCGCCGATGGGCACCCAAGCGCAGGGTAGCCACGACTTCACGCTTCAAGCGGTCATGGACCTCAAGCAGTCCGTGGGCGAGCTCAAGGAGTCAGTGCGCGGAATCCAGTCTTCCATGCAAACCATTGAGCAGCGGCTCGCCAAGACAGGTGACAAGATCGAGGAAGGCTTCAGCAAGTTCGAATCTAAGGTGGGCGAACGCCTCTCCAAGCTGGAGGAGAAGGCGGCGGAAGTGAAATCCACGTTGCGTGCCACGAAATGGGTGCTCGTTGTTCTGTTTTTCATTGGCGGGGCACTGCTAACCGGTGTGGGCTGGGTTGCCAAAGAAATCTGGGACCTGTCGCGACCTCTGATCATTGAAAAGCTGGCCAACACACCAGCCGCGCCATCCAAGGGCGCACAAGCTGCGCCTCCTACGCCGGCCCCTGCGCCGCCGCCCAGTGGCAAGCGTTCCTGATACATTCCGGCCATGGCCAAGGACCCCAAGAACTTCACCGGCGAGGATGTCAAGCGACTGCTCGATTCGGAGGAGCGGCGCCTGCGCAGCAGCGCGGGCTGGAAGCTGACCGGCCATTTCGCGCTGGTGGTTGCCGGATCCGTGGCATTGATCGGCTGCCTTGCCGCCCTGGTCTTTCAGGGCTTCCGCTAGCTCGCCCGCGTGAGCCGATTGATCGGCTTCTGCAGGTCGCCTTCCTTTAGCCATTCCCGCAGCCGCGCGATCGTCATCTCCTTGATCGGTCCGACGCGGAAGCCCGCAGGGAAGTGCTTGGCATAGGCTGCCTTCGCCTCCTCTCGGCTCGCGAACCCCAGCAGCAACTTGTGTTCGTCGAAGCGCCCTTTCGCGTCGACCTGGTCCACGATGAAGGTACGCAGCGAGCGATGGTGCGGGCCGATATAGACGTCGACGTGCTCGCCGTCGGCGCCCTCGGTGCGCAGCACGTAGCCGTAGTGCGCACTCATCTGCCGTTGCCAGGGCGTGCCGTCCTTGCTCACGCCTTTGCGCGTCGACCCCTGCGGCCATTCGATGGTGACGTCGAGCCCACCGATGGTCACGTGGCCCATCTGGAAATTGCCGGCCGCGATCTGCGCGTCGGTGGGCAGCGGCAGCGAACTCAGCGGCGAGGTAGCGGCCTCGTGCGCGCCGCTGTCGATGTTGCTCATCGCTGGGCACCCCGCAGCACCACGAAGCCGCCATCGGGCGCCGGCATCACCGAGCCGCCCTGCTCTCGCGCGACGCGGCCGGCCTTGATGCGGTTCTGGAAAGGCCTGCCGCCGTCCAGGATGGCGCCCTTGCCGTTGTCGCCGGAGGGGATGCGCGTGGTCGCCGCCAGCGCGGCCGGCGTGATGGCTTGCGACAGCTCGGTGCGCTGGGCCAGCGATCGCACGCGGTTGGGGTTCGTTACCAGCCGGGCCGCGACGTTCGCCAGCACGGGAGCGCCGAGCGCTGCTGCGATGCCGGCCGAGTTGCCGGTTGCGATCGCGCTGCCCAGCGCCGCCGCCCAGCCCAAAAGCCCGGCCTGCCGCGCCGTGCCGCTCGGGTTGGCGAACACCTGCGAGCCTTCGCGCCGTACGGCCGCCATGCGCCCCATTTGCTCGATCCGCTGCTCGAGCCCAGGGTAGCCAGAGGTGTTGAACAGCGCCTTGCGCGCCGGCGCCGACAGGTTGGCCAGGTTGGTCAGGAAGGTCTCGCTGGAGAAGGCGTCGCCGATCTCATTCTGCTGGCCCGGGCGCGCGCGGCCGAGGCGCTGCAGCACGGCGGCGGCCACCTCGCGGCGGTTCTCCACGGGCATGCTCTTCATGAGGCGGTTGATCTGCGTGCCGCCGTCGGCCAGGCCGCTGGTTGCTGCCTTGAAGATCTTCTCCGGCGCGTCGCGGTTCACGATGCTCGAGATCTGTTCCATGCGCTCGCTGGCCAGGCGCGTGAAGGTGTTGGCGCGCGACCATGCCTGCTCGGCCTTCGGGCCGGCCGCCTTCGCCGTGGCGCCGAGGTCTTCGCTCAGCGCCGCGTAGAGCTTGGACCATTTGTCGCGGTTGATTTCGGAGGTGAAGTTGGCATCCGACATCTCGCGGCCGACCAGCGTGCGCATCTTCTTGATGCTCTCGTAAGGCAAGGTTGCCGTGTTGAGATCCGGCGGCGCCGCATTCATCAGGCTGCTGCGCCAGCCCACCGGCGCCTGCGCCTGGGCGGCCTTGTCGAGGTCGGCCACAAGCGACCGCTCCAGGTCGCTGAGCTTGGCGTTGCGGAACCACGCCGAGAGGTTGTCAGCGCCGTCGATGCCGGCATTGAGCTCCTGCATGGCGGCGCGCGTGTTGCTGACCGTGATCGGCGCATCCGGCGCGATGTGTTTGTCGAGCACGCCGTACAGGCGCTGCTGGGTTTCGCGCACGTTGTCGCGGAAGGTGTTGACGCCGCGCGAGATGGCCTCGCCCGCGTCCGCGCCGCTGGCAGTCGGTGCCAGGCGGTCGGTCAGGTCCTGGACGCTCTTCTGCAGCGCAGCGGCCTGGGCCTCGCCCTTGCGGATCATGACGCCGGATCCGCCGATGACGTTGGTCAGCCCGGTCTCGGCTCCCTGCATCGCGCGGCTCTGCGTGGCCTGGCCCAGCGTGGGCGTGGTGCCCGCGGCGTCTTCGAACGTCGCGATGTTGTCAACCATGCGCTGGCGGGAGGCTTCACCGCCGCGTAGCGCGCCGCGCACGCCCGCCTGGGCAGCGAATGGTACGGCCGTGGGCGCCAGCGCGCCGGCAAGACCGGCCACGGTCTGCGCCACCGCGCCGCCGCCGCCTTCGCGCGTCGCGCCCGCCGCGGCACCGCCCGTCACGCCGCTGACCACCTGCGCGCCCGGGGCGGCGGCCAGCGCAGTGCCCACCGCCTTGGTGATCGGCCCGGCGACCTTCGCTACAGCCTGCCCGACTCCAACACCGGTCAGCGCTGTGGCTGCGCCGGTCGCGGCATCCTGCACCACGCGCTCCGTTGCGTTCTCCGGCTGGGCCACCCCCGCCTGGTCCATGACATTGCCGAGGGCGCTGGAGACCTTATGAAAGCGGAAACCGTTGCCTTCGCCTGCCACCTTGTCGAGGCCGGCATTCACCAAGCCAGTGGCGGCATCGGAGACCATGCCCGGCAGTGCAGCGGCTCCCTGCACCGCGGCGCGCGCAGTAAGCCCCACCTGGTGGCCTATTTCGCCCAGCACCGTGCGCTCGGGCTTGGACGGTTCGACCGCAGGCGCGGGCGCTGCAGGCGCTGCGTTGTGCGCGGGCAAGGCCGCCAGCAGTTCGTCATCGCTGAGCTTCGAGAGGTCGGCCGCGGCGGGCGGCGCGACAACTGCTGATGCGACAGCGGCCGGCGCCGCGCTGCTCTGCGCCGCGCTGCTCGGCGCCACGGATGCTGCCGGCACGGCGGGAGCTTTGGCAGGAAGCTGCGCGATGAGATCGTCGTCGGACAGCGTGCTGAAGTCGATGGCCATCAGTACCCCAGTTGCTGGAGGCGCTGCGCCAGCGCCGGGTTGTTGGCAGCGCGTCGCTGCAGCTCGGCGACCTGGGGCGGTACCGGCGCGGCGCCTGCGGCCGGCGCGGCATTCGGTGCCGCAGCTGCTGACTCGACGGCCGGCGTGCGGATCTTGGCGAGCCGCGTCTCGGCATCCGGCACCTCGGCCAGGATGCCGCGCATCGACAGCTCGCGGTTCGCGCGCTTCTGGTCGATCACCTTCTGGTCATCGCCGGGTTGCGGGAAGTACTGCTTTTCGGCGCTGTCGAATTCGGTAGGCGAGATGGCTGCGCCCGACTCGCGGCGGAGCACGGCATTCACGAAGTTGCGCTTCGCCTGGTCGAGCTGCTGCGCGGCCGGCGTGTTGAGCTGATTCACCAGCGGGCCGGTGATCGGGTTGTTCGCGCCCGGCGTGGAGAACAGCTTCCCCTCCTTCGCGAGCGAGTCGAAGATCCCGTTGGCTTCCTGCATGCGGCTGCCGAACTGCAGGGCCTTGGCCTGGGTGTCGGTCAGGTTGTTCTTGCCCTTCGGCGTGTCCGGATCCGCGGGGCCGCCCTTGATGAACTTCAGGTTGCCGTCCGGCGTGCGCTCGTAGCCCGCCGGCGGCGCGTGGCCGAGCAGTTCCTTGCCCTCCATGCCCGCGATCTGCTGGGCGGCCGCCTGGCGCTGCGCCGGCGTGCTGTTGGGGTCTGCCACCACCGACTGGAGGCTGGCCTTCCGCTGTGCCAGCGCCAGCGCGGGCTCGGCCGCCGCCGCCGCGCGATCGTCGCGGTTCGCGTCGAGGGTGATCTTCTTGCCCTCCAGTGCGAGGCGCTGCTGATCGACGCCGAGGGCTTGCTGGGCCCGGGTGTCGGCCAGCTTGGCGCGCGCATCGGCACCGCGCTCCTGGATGGTGGCGCGCTGGGTGTCGCCGGCCTCCTTCGCCGTGACCTGCGCCATGCGGGCGCGGGCATCGATCGGGGCCATCGCCGCAGCTACCGCAGCATCGTTCGCCTGCGTGCCGCGGCGCGGGGACCACGAGGTGCGGGCCAACGCATTGCCGAGGTTCGCTTGTTCGTTGAACTGGGCGCGCCGGTCGGCTTCGGACGCCGCGCTGTCAATGATGGCGGCGCCACCGCCCTGGGGAACCGCGGCATTCGAGGCCTGGATGCTCGCCAGCTGGGCATTGGTGTCCGCAAGGCTACCCAGCGGCGCGCGCGCGGGCGCGGAGGCCGGCAGGGTCGAGAGCTGGACCTGGGCGCGAGGCGCCTGCACGGCGGGAAGCACGGGTGCCGGTGGCGACAACGCGGCAGAAGCGGCCGGCGCGGGCGCCACGGCAGCAGGCGACGCAGCGGGCGCTGCGACCGGCGCAGTGGCTGCGGCGGCCGGCGCAGCATCGGCGAACGGCGCGGCCGACTCGTAGCGCCCGCGGGGAATCTCGGCCACGTAGGGCGTCGGGGCCGAAGAAGCCGCGGCAGCCCTGGGCGAGAGGGAGGCCAACTGCACGGCCGCGGCACCCTGCATGTCGCTTCGCGCATTGGCGGCCATGCCGTCGAGGGCCTGTGCAGCCGCAGCTGGCGAGTCGAACGTCGGCAGCTGCTTGCGCGGGTCTTCAATCTCGCCGCCATCGGCATAGCCCACCACGGTCGGCACCGGCGAGACGGGCTTCACAGGCGACACCACGGGTGCCGATGGCGCGGCGGGCGCGGGCACAGCTGCGGCGGGCCGGCGCGTGCTGAATGCCTGCGAGGAAAACGCGGTGCGCGCATCAGCTGCGGCATTGAAGCCCGCATTGCGGTTCGCGTAGTCGTAAGGCGCGGGGGCGGGTGCGACGGCTGTCGGTGCCGGTGCCGCCGGCGCGCCGCTCAGGACAGCCCGCGCAGGCGTCACAGCAGCCGGCGCGCCGAGGACTGGCGCCGGCGCGGGTGGTGGCGGTGCCCGGAAGGCATCGACGGTGCTCACAGTGCCGCCCGGTGCCTGGCCGTTGATCGTGATCGGGCCGCTGACGTTGCCGCCAGAGTAGGCGTTGCCCACGCGGATGACGGCGCCGGCCGGATCGTCGATCGGCCCACCGTCGACGCGCGCCATGCGGCCCATCTTCTCGGCGGCCTTGTTCGTCGGCTTGTGCGTGGCGTCGACCAGCGCCTCGAGCTTTTCCTTGCCCACCGCGGCGGTGGTGTCGGCCGGCAGCATGAACTCGCCGGCAGAGCCCCAGAGTGGCACCTTGTCGGCAGTGGGCCCGCCGGGGCCGCGCACCGGGCCGCCGTGTTCGATCGAATCAGCGGCAGCGTGGCTGGCCGGCATCTGCGCCATCTTGGCAGCGGCCCCGCTCGGCTTCGCGAAGTGCCGCACGGTGGTGCGCCGCACCGAGCCGCCATCGGCGAAGTGCTGAATCTCGGTGCGCTTTGTGCGCGCCAGCATGGCGGCAGCGCTGCCTTGCGGGGTGTCGGTCATGGAGGCCTCTCAGAGTGCTGAGAGGGCATTCTTCGCGCGCATGCGCAGAGGGTCGAACCCTACGGGGGGGCCGCAATAGATCGGCACAATCCCGGAAACTCGAGGAGAAGCAATGAAAGACAGAAGATTTTTCGGCGGACTGGCGATTTCTGCAATTTGGATCGGGCTCGCCATCTGGCTAGTTTGCACGCAGAAGCCACCCCAAGACCTCAACACATGGGGTGACTTCATTGCAGGCTTCTCCGCTCCACTCGCATTCTTCTGGCTGGTCCTCGGGTACATGCAGCAAGGGGAAGAATTGCGCCACAGCACAGAAGCCCTGAAGCTGCAGGCGCTGGAACTAAAAAACTCCGTGGAGCAGCAGAGCCTCCTGGTCGCCGCGACGAGGGAGCAGATCAGCCTCGAAGCTGAAGCACGAGCCGAAGAAAGATCAATTCGGCAAGCAGCTGCTCGGCCACGGTTCGTCGGAACGAATGGCCCATCAGTGATTTCGTCTGGCGTCCGGAAGTACACCTTCAAGGTGCAGAACATCGGTGCCACAGCCACTGAAGTGGCGATCAACTTCTCTTCGGGCGGTGGAGGCGCCGGGCAATCGTTCGCGTCATTCGATGGCCATACCGAATTTACGACGACCCTCACCTATGCAACCGATGCAGAGTTCTTTCTGAACATTGCATATCGCGACGCAGATGGAATTCCGGGAGAAGCGCAAATCCCAATGCAGATATCGCAGACCAAACTCGTGATCGGAACCGCTCGGCGCATCTCCTAGGCGTCATTCAATAAGCAGGTTCGCGCGGCAGGATGAATACGCCGCGCTCATCATCTCGATCTCGGTCAGGGCATCTGCAAGGCGTCGAGCACCAGCTTTCGAAAGTACCCCACTGGCCGCGCCGGAGTCTTCTGCACCAGCTCCGGCGGCGGCGGTGGCTTCACCTGGGGCGCGTCCACCACTACTCCCGGCATCACGGGTGCAGTTGAGCACGCGGACACGCACAGGAGCAGCACGCTGCTGCTTGTCGTCAGCACCAATCTGGGCCACCGCTTTTTCATCGGTCTTCTCCTGCGCCGCGGCGCGTTCGTCGAGTTTCATCTGCAGCGCATCGCGCTCGGTGGTGCGCTTCTTCAGCAGCTGCTCGGCTGCTGTGTTCTGAGCCTTGATGGCGTTGTTCTGCAGGGCCAGCGCGAAGTCTGTGGCCTTGAACATGCGCCGGTATTCCCAGGTCGACAGGCCCAGCACGACAACCAGCAGGGCCAGCGCCATGAGCGCGTAGTTGCGGAGGTCGGGCACCATCACAGCACCTCGCCGCAGGTCTGCGCTTCGTCGGCCCGTCGGTTGGCCAGGCCCTGCACGAAGGTGCATTGCCGCTGGCCGCCCACGGTCTTGCAGGTGTACGACCAGACCAGCGTGCCGTCGTCGCCGCGCGCGATGCGCTGGCAACCCAAAGTCCACTGCCCACGATTCCATGCCGCCATCGCACCGCTGCCGCACGTCGCGGCCGGGCCGAGGTTCCATGCGTGCGAGGTCGCCATGTCGAAGACCATCTGCGACGGCGGTCGCTTGAAGCATGGCGCTACGCGCTTCTGCACGGCGACGACGGCAGCGCGTTCCTCGGCCTCGCACTTTTCCTCGCTCCAGCGCTCCCCCACAATGATCGGCGTCGACGTGACATACCGGGTCAGGCCGTTGCACACGGTGGGCAGCCCGCCGGCCAGCGGGTCCGCATAGACCACGAGCACCCGGGACTTGCCGCTCTCCCATTTCTGCAGGAAGCCCATCAGGTAGGGACTGCCGGCCACAAGCGTCGCGCCGGCGACGACGATAGTGCTGATGACCTTGGCCTTGGTGGTCATTTTCCGAACACGCCCTTGAATGCCGCCCAGAGACTCACGAGCGCGGCGCCGAGGCCGACGATCGCGCCTACGGGCTTTGCGATCTTGCCCAGGCCCTCGAGCGCCTTGAAGCCTCCCTTGAAGGTTTCGAACAGGCCGATGAGGTCGGTCGTGTTGGTCTCCACGCGCGCAGTCGCTGCGGTATTGGCGGCCAGGTTGCGCTCGATACGGGCCATGCGCTCTTCGCCGGCGTCGAGGCGGGCATGGATGGCCACGATCTCGGGATGCGGCTCATCGTCGGCATTGATAGTGGTGTTGCTCATCACTCGACGATCCCGAAAAAGCTGGATCGGCCGCCGATCTGGTCGAGCAGCACGATGCGCAAACTGGTGCCCATCTGAATGGTCATGGGAGGCTCCTTGAATGCCGGCATCGTGCCGGCCCAAGGAGCCCCGAGCGAACCCTACTGGGGTGTCTTGGTTCAGCTGGAAGTGTTGTCGTTTCCGCTGATCGAGGCCGACGAGTTGATGGCGTTCAGCCCTGCGGCTGCCTGTTGCGCCAGAGCCTGCATTGCAGCCATCAAGGCCTGGACCTTGGCCTGGATGGAAGCCATGTCGCTGCGCAAGTTCGCCTCGGCCGCCGACTGGCGCAGCTGGGCGTCGGTGATGGCCAGGCGGATGCGCGGCTCGGCCGCAGTGACCTCGGCGCTGTACATGGCCACCAGGTTGCGCGCGAGCTCGCTGCGGATGCCGGCCAGCCCGGTGGCCAACTGCATCGCGGTCTGCGGTCCCGTCATCAACGTGCGGATGTAGGTGCCTGCGGCGTCGAGCGCGACCTTGCGCTGGTCGAGCACCTCGCGCACGGCATAGCGCACATTCTCGATCTCGGTGTCGAAAGACTTGATCGAGATGTCGCGGCTCTGCTCGGCCAGCTTGCGGCTCGCCTCGAGGTTGATCTGCTGCAGCTGGTTGACCAGCGCGCCGGGCGGCTGCGGGAACCGACGGTTCGCCCAGGCGTTGGTGGCCTCATCTTCCAGGCGTGCGGTGTCCGTCAGGATCCGGGCCTTGCCCCGCTCCCACAGCTGCTGCTCGACGTACGAATTGATGCCGCTGCCGCCGTCCTGCAGCGCACGGTGGCACCAGCCGAGGGCATCTTCATAGAACTGGGGGTTCGGGAACCATTCGTTGATGAAGCTGGCGAAGCTGCCCGTGATCAGGTTGATCATCTGGTCGCGCTGCCCGTTGTAGAGCGACTCCGCGTCCAGGGGGTTGTCGCTCGGCAGGTCCGGCTTCACCGGCGGCAGGTAGCTCATGTCGAGCGTCGCGCCAAGCATGTGCGGTGCCGGATCTGCAGCGGCCGCGGCATCTCCCGAGGCCTCGAGCGCGGCATTCGACTTGTTCTGCGCGTTCTGCCACATCGCGTTGATGATTTGCGTCGTCGTGATGGCCGCGCCGGCGCCGCCGGTGCCATCGGGAATGGTGACGATTCCGCCAGGGGGGATGGTTGCCATGTCAGATCCTTCGGGTGAGGTCGGCGAGGTGGAATTCGACGGTATCGACCTCGAAGTCGGCCCCGTCGGCGTTGTGGATTTCGACCCAGACGTAGTTCTCGCGCAGGCCCTTGCCGAACTTCACGCGGTGCTGCCGCAGCCGCTCGCTGAAGGATTCGGCCTTGTACAGATACTCGACCCCCTCGACGATCAGCTTCACGTAGAGATGGCCGGTGCCGGACGTGCCGAGGTAGCAGTGGCTGACCGTCTTCTTCAGCGCGGAGCCGAAGTCCAGCTCGCCGAGGCTGATGCTGGCGTCGATCGGCGCGCCGTCGTCGGTGGCGCCGGAAAGCTCGACGATGCCGGCCGAGCCCGCGCCGTAGAACCTGGCGCCGATCTGCGCGAACGAGTTGAAGCCGAAGTTCGAATAGGTCGTGGTGCCCTGACTCGTGAGGTTCACCACCCAGGTCTCATAGTCGCTGTCCGGCACGCCGAGCACCGAGCCGCTGCTGCCGATGCTCATCATCACCGCCTGCAGGATCGCGTTCACGTCGAAGACCGAGCCGAGCTCGGCGCGTGACAGCATCTCGGCCGAGATCATCACGTCGGGCGCCATGGTGGCCGACAGCAGCCCCTGGCTGTTCATCGTGACCACCAGGAAGGTGACCGGCGACAGCGTGCTGCTCAGCACGCCCATGGACGACAGCGACGCCTGGTTGTTGCCCTCCGTTGCACTCAGGTACCCATCCAGCGGCTCGAGCGCAGCAAAGAACTCGCCGTACGGGTGATCGCTGGCCAGCATGTCGAGCGGCTCGAACGCCATCTCGCCCTGCGCAATCTCGCCGGTGAGCGAGTTGATCTCCAACGACATGGCCGGCAGCGCGAAGTTTCCGACCGCGAAAGCCGGCGTGGCCAGGCCGGCCTCGCCCGCGATGGACAGGTTCGGCAGACTGGCGCTCAGGCCGGCATAGAGCCCGACCGTGGCGAACGCTTCAAGCGGTTCCAGCGAGGCCTCGATCTGGCCCGTCTCCGTGGTCAGATCGGGCGGGCTGACCTGCACCAGCTTCGGATCGAAGACTTCGTCGTCGCCCGAGTACAGCGCCGCCTCGAGCCAGCCCGCCTGCGTCGGCACGCCCGAGCTGACGTTGGCGACTTCGACACCATCCTTCAGAAAGCTGACGGCCGCGTCGGTGCGCTCGATGCGGAAGACTGTCGCATCGGTGTACGGCCCGACGGTGGCGCCCATGATGCCGTTCCGGATGATCCACGACGCGCCGCGCGCGCAGTAGAAGGCGAAGTCGATGGTGTTGCCGTTGTAGTTCGCGTTGACGCCGTCGTAGAAGTTGATGCCGCAGATGACGCCGACGACGGACTGGCGCACCTTGAACTCGACGTAGCCATCGTTCTTGAAGATGCCGATCGAGCGAGCGCCGGCGTTCCAGCCGAGGTTGTAGCCCGTGGCCAGCGACGTGGTGGTACGGGTGGAGCCTGGCACATAGGCCCGCGCGGGCTGGCCAGGAATCGTCACCGGCACGTTGACGTCCGAGCACATCCACTGCGCCTGCAGGCCCCCGGAATTCTGGCCGATGTTGTCGGGCACCCAGATAGCAGTCGTCTGGCCGGTCTGCGGGTTCGTCGAGAACACGTAGCGACCGGGACCGGCGTAGCGGAACGAGCACACCTCGCGGGTCTCGTACACCGTGCGCGGCGGGATGGCCGGGCGGTACGGGATGGCAGGAATAGGTTCCTGACCGACAACAGTGTCGATGGTCGTGTTCTTGATGAGAGAGTTGGCCATGATCAGATCGGTGGTGGGTCAGGGAAGCGTGAATCGGTCAGCCACGGAGTGGCTGGATACGCAGGCACCGGCACGTTGTCTTTGCGCAGGAACGTGATGATGTTGAAGGACTTCAGTGAATATTCCTCCTGCCCGAACAGCGGTGCGTCATTCGGCGGCACGCCGTTCTTGTGGACGACGCCGCGCTTGGTCCATGTCAAACCGTAGTCCTTGCTCTGGTAGACGGAGTGTTCGCCGTCCCACATCGTGCAGGTCAGAATCTTCTCGTTGATGCCCTGCACCTTGCCTGTGTAGTTCTCCTTGAAGGGAAACGTCGCGCGCTCGACCAGATCTGTGCCGTTGGGAGTGAAAAAAATCTTCGCCGGGAAGTTCCACTGCGCGTGGTCAGATACCACGGGGCGGATGAACACCAGTACGCCGCCCTTGATCGCCATGACGCCGCGCGAGATGTAGAGCAGCGCGTCCTGCGGGTTGCCGTCGTAGAGCGTCTGCGTGCTCATGATGGAGCACCCGGCCGCGACGTTGATCAGCCCGATCTTCGCCTTGGCGCGCACGATGAAGCCCTCTCCTTGCGGCACCACATAGGGCACGCAAGCCACCACAACCGACAGCGAGCGAGACAGCGGCGCGGTCAGGATCTCGGCATAGCCGATTGCGCCATTGAAGGAGTCGGCGTTGTTGATGTTCGGGGGGATGCTGATGATGGTGTCCATCTCGTCGGCGAACATCTCGACGGATGAGCACGGGGCCCAAGTCAGGCCGGCATCGGTGCTGTAGTTGAATTCGAGTCCAGGACTCGCGCCCGCGTCCACGCCGCTGCCCGTGTAGTGCGGCCGCAGGTAGCGGTCCATCTTCACGATCACGCCAGGAGCGAGGAGCACCGGGCTCGCATACCAGCCGAGCTGATTGGGGTAGTACGGCGTCGCGCCGAATACCTGCCCCACCCCGTCGTCGTAGATGTAGGCCTGCACGTGCTGGCCGCCATCCAAGAGCATCGGAATGCACACGCCGCTGTAGAACTGGTGGCCGCCAGGCACCGCCCGGTAGCCGCCCAGTGTGTAGGTGATGGTGTATGAGAACCCGCCAAACGGCCCGAAGGAAGGCAGCGTGTAGTAGTCGCTGAGCGCGCGACCGTCGCGCGTGAGCTGCAGCGTCGAGTCGTTCATCGGGCAGTCCTTGCCGTCGAAGTCCAGGAAGAACCCGAGGAAGGTGTTCTTCACGACGCTGCCCACACCCCGGCCGTAGTAGGCCAACTGCGCGGTGTCGAAGCCGCCGCTGGTCGGCGCCGGGCCGCGGTCGGTGAACACGCGGCAGTCCACGGAGCCGACGATGCGCGATCCTTTCCCGATCACCTCGCCGATCGCGTAGTAGCCATCGAACTTGAGCTCGCCCTGATAGATGTTGGTGAATTGGCCGCCCTGGCGCACGATCACCTCGCCGCGCCGGCGCGTGCGGAATTCCTCCCGCCCGTCCTGCAGCCAGTTGGCGGCCTGCCGGCCGATCGACGTAGGGCCGTTGCGGTACTTCCCGAAGGCCATCAGGGCGCCTCGCCGATTTCCAGCAGCAGGCCCGTGTCCAAAGGCCCCCCGCTGAGCAGCCCCCAGTTGCTCGACGAACCGCCTTCATAGGTGGCGATGGCCAGCCAGTAAATGCCCGGCGTCACCGCATAGTCGAACTGCGCGAGGTAGTTGGCGTTGTCGGGGTCGATGTCCTCATTGGACGCGAGAACCTCACCGGTGCTGCTATAGAGCGCCAGATAAGGATCGGCTTCAGCGTTCGGCGAATTCAGTGTGGAAAAGCGCTGCGTCGAAGCGGTCTCGACGATGACTTTGTACCAGCGGAAATTGGTGCCGGTGGGGACAGGCTCGCTGTAGGGCAGCGCAACCTCGGTGAAAACGGTTGGCTCTCCGCCGCCTGGATCAGGAGAACCGCCGCTTGATGCGCCGACTTCGCGCGTGCCCAGAAAGCCTGTCCAAAAAGGGGGAGACGCCGACTCGGAGAGACCCGAGATGTCGACGTAATCGAGCGACAGCGCCACTTGACCGCCGCCCGGCGAGTGGGAGTAGATGTTGACTGCGATGTCAGCCTGTGGCCCAGCTTCCAGGAAGCCCTCGTTGATGAGTGGCTCGGGCAACGAATACTCTACTCCGTTGATCTTGACGATGAGGCCAGTAGGACGCCATTCGACACGCACCACGTACTCCGTGCCACCCACCATCTCAGGTGCGCCCACGACGTTGTTGCCGCTGTTGTCGTCTCCGTCGATCCGGCCGGAGTTCCACACCGTGATGCCTGGGCCGGCGTTCGTATCGCCAGCGACGGAGAAGGTGATGGCGAAGAACGGACTCGCGACCCACTCACCCACCGTCCATTCGGGAGCGATGTAGACGGACGCTTCCACCACCACTTCGGAAAGTGTCGGCAGCGGCAGCGTTGCGCGCTTGCTGGCGGGCAGAGTAGTGGCCATTAGATTGCCTGTCCTTTGCAGAAGACTTCACCGTCGTCGACGATCCAACCGAAATTGGCGTTGTCGCCCGGATCTCCTGGCACTGGAAGATCGCCCTCGGCGTCCCACACGACTTCCAGGGCGCCCACACCTTCCACGATGTTGGGCGTCTTGCCATTCAGCAACGAGAGCACGCCATCGAAATCGTCACGGATGTGAAACGAGTCGCCGACCGGGGGGATAACAGGCTCGTAGATCGTCCCGCCGAAGGAGATCGCGCTGAATGCGTTCGAACCGAGCGCGTACATAACGAGGCGCTGCCAGCCTTCGGTGAACCGAAGGGGATCGAGCGCGATGGCTTCGGCGTAAGCGACGCTGCCGTTGATGGTGACCGTCAGCGTGCCGTCGGCATGAGCGATCTGAATATCGAAGCTGTTCGTGGGTACCACGATCGGCGGCGCGTCGATATAACTGCTCGAATCCCAGTTCAAAGCCCGATAGACGTTCACATTGAAGTGGTACCCGCTCCCATCGACGGCTGTGAGGAAAAGCGCAACCTGCACACCGCCACCACCATTGTTCGCCTCTCCGGGGCCAACGCTGATGGTTTGGCTCGAAGGTGCGGCTGCTGCATTGACGATGACCGAGGCCGAAAACACGAATGCGCTGTACCGCGGCAGGCTCGGCAGAAACGCGATGGCCCCACCCGACGTTGGGTTGCCGCCATCGGAGGTCGCGAGTCCCGAGCCGAGCACGAAGTCACCGGCCCCGCCCAACACTGTCCATACGGTCGGATTGGGGACAGACGTGCTTGGAACGTGGCCATTGATCGTGCCAGCCGTCCCGTCGAAGTTGTCCTGGAAGTCGAACGCTGCCACTCGGGTTCCTTAGAACGTCGGCAGCGTGATGTTGCAGGCGTCGATGGTCTGCGTGGCGCCGGCCGAGAGGTTCACGCTGGACATGTTCAGGTCGGCGCCAGCCGTACCGCACGTGCCCTGAAGACGGACTTGCGTGGTGCTCAGCGTGCCGTCGTCGGGCGTGGCCGAGTTGATCGCGCGGAAGTGCGTGGCGGTGCCGCTCGCGACGTTGATGCCGCTCCAGACCTGGGCCGCAGCCTTCGGCAGCGTGCCGCCGGATGGCGCGTCGAATGCGAGCGGCGCGCCCGTACTGTTGTCGCTGATCGTGGTGAGGAGCGTGCCAGTGACCGCAGCGTCGGCCGAAGCCGGCACCGGGCCCGAGTAGATCAGGATGAGCACATTGCCCAGCGCCTCGGTGAGGCCGAGGGAAGCCAGCATCGCGTTGCGCAGGCCAGTGGAAGCTTTGAGAGTCATAGTTTTTCCTCAGGCAGAAACAAGGGAGTTGCCCGCAATCACCCGCAGCGTCGAGCCGACGTCGAGGACCTTGGGAGAAGCGAAGCGCACGGCGCTGATGAGCACGCCCGTGGTGGAACCCTTCGCAGCCGACGACGTGATCACGCCGCCGTAGATGGTTTTGGCGGACGTGAAGGTGAATTCGGCGCGGCTGGCCGAGTTGTCCACAGCGCCATTCGCCACCGAACCTTCGACGAACTCGACACGCTGCGTCGGCGTGTAGGCGGTGCATTCGGTTGCTGCCGCGGGAAACGTGGCGGCCGTGAGCGTCGGCACTGGCGTGTAGTTGCCCTCGAACAGCGCGATGAACCAGGTCGGCACCTGGGCCGTTCCCTTGAAGACCACGGACATCATGTGATCCAGGCCTTCGCCCGGGATCAGGTTGTGCACGGTCTCGCGCTGCGACACGTTGCCGTTCCGATCGACGACTTCGACGATGTAAGTGAAGCCGCCCTCGGCTTGCGATTGAAGGTGGTTCATAACGTGGTTCCTTTGCGAATGACTTCCGCTTCCATGAAGCTCGCCGCGGCCGCCACCGAGGGCTCGGCGCCGAAGCGGGAGGTGATGACGTGGCGCATGCCGTCGCGCTCGCGGTAGAGCGAGGCGCCTGAGGCCGCGTCCGAGAAGGTCAGCACGTCGTCCTGCAGCGCGCGCGCCGTGCCGTCGTTGCTGCCGATGACCAGTCCGCGCGACGAGTGCCAGCACACCTGCCGCTGGCCTTGTTTCTGCGCCGGCAGCTGCTGGCTCGAGCCGGGCACGGCGCCGTAGGGCAAGACCTCGCGCAGGCCATCGGAACCGGTGAGCAGATCCGACATCCAGTAGGTCTTGTCGGCTGCCAGGAACACGCCGCTGTCGACGGGCTCCACCAGCGTGACCGGGGCGGGAAAGGTGATGTAGCCCTTCGCCGGCTGCAACAGCCCGTAGTTGTAGGCCGGCGAGATGTACAAGGCCTGGCCGCTTGCCACCAGCATGGCGCCGTTGTAGTGGCGCACGATGGTGCCGGCAGGCATCAGGACGGTGTTCATGGTCGTGCAGCGCCGGCCGGTGTCGCTGAGCGTATAGAGCGTCAGGCCAGCGCCAGAGACGGCGCCCTGCAGCATCGGGATCTCGCCGTTGGGGCCGGACACGTAGACCAGGGCTTCGGTTTCGGCCGGCCCGATCACGAGCGCGCCGTTCTCCGGGATCTCGATCTGCACGGGCGGCGTGCTGGGCGACTCGCCGTCCTGGCTGACGACCGTGAAGGCAACGATGTAGCGGCCGGCCGGGAAACCGCCGGCGCCCACCGCCAGGCTCGGCGTCACCGACAGGGGCGCGGTCGCCGCGGGCCGGTCCTGGCCGGCGCTGATCCGGCGGAGCGCCGAGCCGTTGGTCCAGTAGACCTCGCCGTCGCCACCGCGCGAATAGGAAACCGGCAGCCGGGGCATGCCTGCGCGGATGACCGTACGCGCCAGCCCGGTGCCGTTCTCCTCGAGCTGCACCAGGTCGTCGTCGAGCACGGCATAAGCGCCGAGCTTGTCGCCCCAGATCGAATGGGCGTTGCCCGCGGCCACCAATGTCTGGCCGGCGCGCCGCTTGAGGCGCCCGCGGTCGTTGATGTCAACGTTCTCGGCACCGTAGAGGAAGGTGGCCCGGCTGCGGTCCGGCAGGACCGTCTGCAGCTGCGTGGCCTCGAGGCGATTGTTCAGGCCTGGGGCCAGCGAGCCGATCTTGATGGGCCGAACGGTCATGATCAGAACCTCATCCGCACCACAGGCGGCCGCTTGTCGCGGCGCTTGCGCTGCACGTTCGCATCGGGGCGCTGGCCGAAGCTGGCCGTGAAAGCGGCCTCATGCTTGGCCGCGGCGTTCGGGTCGAAGGTCTCGGCGTCCTTCTTCAGGTAGGCGCAGCGGTACATCCACTGCATCAGACGGTCGTGGTAGAGCGTCTTCAGCTCGGGCACTTCGGCCAGGTCGTCGACGCTGTACGGTGCCAGCGGCGTGCGGTAGACGGTGAGGGCCAGGGTCGGCGCGATCGCGATGTCCTCGGCGCGCGGGATGCGGTACAAGCGCAGGGTGTCGGAGCCCGAGTGCACGTAGCGGCAGGGCCGGCCGGCCAGGGTCTCCCACGCCAGGTGCTCTTCGTCGAGCTCTTCGGTGCTGGTCACGACGAGCGGTCGGCCGTTCCAGGCCAGGCGCTTGATGCGGATCACCGAGGGGTGCAGCTCGTACTCGCCAACGCCGGCCAGCAGAGTGATGTTGCAGACGGCCGGCGTGGTGTGATCCTCGATCAGCAGCGCACGCTCGGCCACCTCGTTCACCGCCTCCGTCAGATAGTCGACGATCTCTTCGTCCGACCACAGCGTGTCCTCGCTGCCCCCGCCGACCGCGTTGGCCTTGTCGTCGAGGACCAGACGGAACCTGGCGATGAACTGCTCGACGTTCATCAGTCGCCTGCGCCTTCCTTGCTGACCTCGGTGAAGATCGCGTCGGCTTCCTCGCGCTGGACCGCGAAGCCGACACGCTTCTGCAGCGCGTTCAGGTTCGGCGTGCCGTCGTTTTTGAAGTCGCCTTCGTTGTCGCCGTCGAGCATCGCGCGGATGGCGTCGGCGATCACCTTCTTGCGGTCGAAGTTCACATCGACCTCGGGATCGACCACCTCATCGGGCGACGACAGGCAGCCGCGGGCGATGGCTTCGCGGCGGAACATCGGGGGAACCTCGGTGCCGGCGCGCTCGATGACGAGCATGTGGCCGCTGGTGAGGCCGATCGAGACGGCCTCTTCTGTGGGTGCATAGAGCTTCATGGTCAGTTTTCCTTTGTGCAAAAAACCCGGCGGGGATCAAGCCGCCGGGGGTTGAAGAGCCCTTGCGGGCCCAATCCACTTCACCAGGAGAAAGCGGTGGCTCAGCCTTGGTTCGACAGGCCGCGGCCGGATACGACGTACTCGACCTCGAGACGCGCGGCACCGGCAGTGGCCGCGGCACCGGTCTGAGCGATGAGGGCCTTGAGCCATTCGCCGACCGTGTGCTTGTAGCCCGTGAGGGTGAGCGCCGTGCGCGCGGCCGTCTTCAGGTCGACGGCATTGGCGTAGCGGGTGGCGACTGCGGCATCGCCCAGCGACAAGGTGGCGGTCGTGGCCGAGTTCCAGGGCGTCAGGACGGTGAGCGCGCCGCCCACCACGATGGCGTTGCCCGGGAGGCTGACCGCGTTCTCGGCGGTGCCGTAGGCGGTGGGATCGGCAAAGCCGATGTCGAGGATCGCCACCAGGCGCGGCTGGCGATCGGACTTGCGTTGGAGCGACATGATTCTGTCCTTTCAGTGACAGGGTGTGCGGAGGGTGTGGAGGTGCAGAGGGCGGAGCCGCGGCTCCGCCCTCGCCTGCTTATTGCAGGTAGTGGTCGACGGTCACGATGCCGAAGTCTTCGACCGTCTTGGCGTAGATCGAATAGAACTTCGGCTTGAGCAGGCCGAACATCTTGTCGACGTTGATGCCCTGCTGGCTGCCGTACTGGAAGGACTTCTCGTCCCATTCCGGCACGCCGATGTCGGCCATGCCCAGCGCTTGTGCGCCGCACAGCAGCGTGCGGGTGCCGTTCACCGCGCCCGCAGCGCCCCACTTCGAGCCCGTGGCCGCGCCCTTGGTGTTGTAGACCAGGCGGTGCTCGTGGATCACGGCACCGTCGACGGTGATCGTCGCGCCGGTGAACCACGGGCTGTCGAGGCCCGACTTGGTTGCCACGCCCACCACTGCACGCTGGTAGTCCGGATCCTTCTTCAGCTGCGCCAGGGTGCCCGGCTGGACGAAGAGCACGTAGTACTCCTTGCCCTCGGACATCAGCGGCTTGACGTAGTTCTCCTTCGCGTAGGCGATGAGGTCCACGATCATTTTGTAGCTGACGACGTAGGCGCTGGTGATCGAAGCGGTGTTCGACGTGGCCAGCGCGGTGCCGTCCCACATCAGGGCGCGCTTGGCCGAGGGAGCCGACACGTCGGCTGCGAACGAGAGCGTCGGGAAAGCCGAGCCCACGCGCGGTGCACCGTTGTTCATGAAGGCATACGAGATGCCCGACATGGTCAGCAGCGCCAGCTGGTCGACGCGGTTGGCCAGCCAGTAGCTCAGGCGGCTCTTGCCCATCTCGCGGAAGTTGATGACCGTCTTCTGGTCGGCCAGCTTGCCCTTGTTGCGAACGCCATGGTTGATCAGGTCGATGTTGAGCACCTGGCTGTAGCTTTTCATCTCTTCTTCGTTGCCTTCGCGCTCGTTGTCGCCGACGCCGCCGTCTTCGACCAGGTCCGCCACCAGATGCATGAGCACCTGCTCGCCCTTCTCGGTCTTGGTCAGTTCGGTGATGCGCTGGATGACCGAGTTGTCGCCGGTGCCCAGGAAGCGCTTGATGAACATTTGGTCGCGGGCGGCTTGCCACACGTCGCGAGACCAGACGATCTTTTGTTGCGGCGTGAGTGCCGCGAAATTGGTTGCAGCCATTTGGCATGCTCCTTTTGCTTTGGTTGGAACGTCGGTTCAGGCGTTGCGCTGCCAATGCGGGAACATGTCGTTGGGGGCGGACAAGGCGCCGGGCTGCTTTACCGTCCAGCCGTGCGGACGAGGGTCACCAGGTGGCGCCTGAGGGGCGGTGAACTCCCTCAGGCCCGGTCGCTGCGGACTAGTCGCCGCGCAGCTTCTTCTTCTCGGCGTCCGGGAGAGCTTCGAACTGCGCCTCGGTCAGGGTGGTGACGTCGATGCGGCCCTGGGTGGCCCGGTTGCCGATGCCGTTCACGATGGCGGGAGGCTGCAGGTTTGAATCTGCTGCGCCACGCCGTAGTGCTTCAGCGGTGCGAGTATCTGCGGGGGGTGCGGCCGCCGTCGATTCCCTACTGGGGGTAGCTGGAGCTGCTGCAGGAGCCGGTGCGAAGCGCGGTGCGACCTCGGCCACCGCCCGGTTGAGCGCCAGGTGAGGCTTCAGGCCCTCTGCGATGTACGCATCCCGCGTGGCCACCACGATGCGCAGCGCCGTGGCGCCCTCGGCGGTGTCCAGGTACGGATAGGCCGTCAGCGCAGCGTCCGTTGCCTCCTGCAGCGCACTCGTCTGCTGCTCGGCCGTCAGCTCGCCGCGGATGCGGGTGCTGGCGCGCTGCTCGGCGGTGCTCAGGATGTGGTCGTTGATCTCGCCGCGGATCTTGAGCGCCTTGTCGGTGTCGCCCTCGAGCAGTGCCTCGGTGTAAGCGCGCTCCTGGGCGTTGATGTCGAAGGCAGGCGCTGCGGGTGCCGCGGCCGGCGCGGCTGCTGCTGGGGCCGGCGCACTGGCGGGCGCGGTAGCTGCGCGCAGGCGCTCGTTCTCGGCCAGCAGCTCGGCGGCGCGGGCCTCGGCGGCCTTGCGCGCGGTGTTCACCTCGTTGAAGCGGCCCTTGGGGATCTGGCCACCGTTTTGGCGGGCGACCTCTTCGCCTTCGTCGGCGGCCGGTGCCGGCGCAGCGGCAGGCGCAGGTGCTGCAGCAGGTGCAGCGGCAGCCGTGCCAGCTTCGGCGCCGTCGACCAGCGCGCGCAGCGTCTCGGCACTGAGCTCGCCGCTGTCGACGCTGTTGCCGTCGTTGTCGAGCGGCAGCGGATCATCGGTCGGGGTGAAGTTGTCGCCGCGGTCTTCGGCCGTCTTCGGGTCGACGGTCACGGGCACGTTGGTGAGGGTCACGATTTCTTCGGTAGCCATGGTGGTTCTCTCTGGTGGTGGATCGGGTGGAGGTGGGGGTCAGTCGGCTTTGCCGCTCTTTTCTTTGGTCGCTTCCTGCTGCACGCTCTGGAGCGCGGCGATCTTTTCCTTGGCCTTCGCCAGGGCGGCCTTGTATCGCTTCGAGTTGCCGCGGATTTCCTCGGCCTGGGCCAGGGTGCGGAGGTCGCTCTCGGCTTGGTAGTCCTCTTCCGTCTTTGCTTGCATGGATGCTCCTTGGGGTTGGTTGCGGGGTGATCAAGCGGGCATCTGCGCCATCGGATTCGGCCGCACGCCGTCGGCCTCCGGCGTCTCGATGCCGCGGTTCACGCCCAGCTCCGGGCTGGCCGGCGTGAGCGGGTTGGTGTTGTTCGGGATGAGGCCTTCAGGTGCCGCCGGCGTACCGGGCGCGGCCTCGGGCACCAGCGGCCCGCCGTCCATGTCCTGGAAGCCCTGCGAGCCCAGCAGTGCATCGGCGAGCGCGCTGGTCTCCGGCGTGGCCGCGATGACCTGCGCGGTCTGGATGGCGCTGTACATCGTGCGGCCCTTCGATTCGACCGTCTCGGCGTCGGTCTTCGAGGCCTGGGCCAGGGCGAGCTTCGCCTTGGCCTCCGCCACCGGATCAACAGGCGGCGCCTTGGCGGCCGACATGCCTTCGATGATTTCCTGCTTGTCCTGCAGGTTGGAGTAGCGCACCGGGATCTGGTCGGGGATCGCGATGCCCGCCTTCTTCATCTCCATGGCCTGCGTGAACTGGCTGTTGTTGAAGGTGATCTGCATCGGCTGCTCGCTCACCACCACGTCGTATTCGCCGATCGTGATGTCGTTGAAGTAGCTGCCGTCGGGCATCGGCTTGTTGATCTCCAGCACCGACTCCTGCTCGTTGCCGAACTGGTCGGTCTCGGTGATGCGGAAGATGCGGTGGCTGTCGTAGTAGCGCTGGATCATCTTGGCCAGGCGGATGGCCAGCAGCGCGCGGGTGTAGCTGAGGTTGTCGAGCGGCACCGCGAGCTGCTGCTGGCTGGCAAACTGCTTGGACTGGATGGCTACGCCCGAGACCTCGGGGCCCTGGGCACCCCGCATCGCCTCGGGCACTGTCACGTCCTTGAGCGCCTGGGTGGCGCGGTCGATCAGGCGGTCGATGCCGGTCGGCACCTGGTTCGGCTCGATCTTCTTGGGCGCCGTGGCGCCGTGCTTGAACTCCAGCACCAGGCCCGTGCGTGCGCCCTCGGTCTCGAGCTCGTCGACGGTCATGTTGGTGAGGGACTCCTCCTCCACCACCCAGCCGCTGTTGGCCGCCGTGTTCACGATGGCCACGAACTGGCTCACGCCCTTGTTCAGTGCTTCCTGCGGGCCGATGGCGTTGTCGACCATGCCGCGGGTCTTGCCGCGGCGGAAATAGGCGAAGTACGGCACTACCGAGAAGTGCTGATGCGGGCTGTACTGGTCGAACAGCAGCGCGCAGTAGGTGCTGACCGTCCACTTGATGCGCCGGCGCATGCGGCTGGCCTTGATCGCGCCCTTCTCGGTGGCGGCCGCGATCTGGTCCGGCGTCATGTCGTCGATGGCTTCGATGTCGCCGGTGTCCGGGAACACCATGCACTTCGTGTTCTCGTAGACCCACTTCTGCCGGTCGACGATGCGGTACCGGCGCAGCAGCTTGCCTTCGAGCGTGTTGTAGGCGTCGAAGGTGCCGCTGCTGCTGCGCAGGCGGTCGCCGAAGCGGTTGCGCCGCGTCTCGTCATCCATCTCGCCCCAGTCGGCGCCGTCGTCGCCCGAGGCTTCGGCCTTGGTGCGTGCGTCCTTGCCGTACAGCTGCTCGATCTCGTCGAGGGTGAGCCAGCGGGTGATGATGACGTCGCCCCACGAGTCGGGGTCGTAGGACTTGGCATCCGGATCCGGGACCACGTCCAGCGGGTCCAGCGTCTCGACGTCGATCTCCCCCTTCATGTTGGTGTCGAAGTTCATGCGCAGGTTGAAGTAGCCGCGCTGCTGGATGACGCCGTCGCCAAACACCTGGGTCTCTTTCCAGTGCAGCTGCGCCTGGTCGGCGATCTGCATGGCGACCTTGGACAGGATGCCGGCCGTCTGCAGGTCTCCCTTGTTGCCGCGCGGCTTGAAGGCGATGTCCATGCGGTTGTGGATCTGGTAGCCGATCGCACTGTTGATGCTCGGCATGATCTCGTTGAACTCGTAGAACGGCCGGCCCTCCTCGCGCAGGATCGCCTTGTCGTCTTCGCTCCACTGCTCGCCACCGCCCAGGTACATGCCCTCGCATTTCTGCGCCTGCGCCATGTATTCGAGGTGGCCCTGGTCACGGCCGTAGAGGTAGCGATACCAGTTTTCGCGCGCGACGGCGTCGCCCTTGGGCTCGGGGGTGTTCTTCGAGGGGTAGACAGCAGAGGCCATGGTTTATGCGGCTTGCGCCGATCGGTTGCGGGCGGCGTGCGCCTTCAGCCGGTCGCGCCAGCTGGTTGGCTTCTTGCCGCCCTTGTAGATTTCGCGGTAGCCCTGCGCGAACTGCCGGAAGGCGTCGGCTGGGTTCGAGGCCCAGTCGTGCAGCGGCTCCTGCTTGAAGTCGCCGAGCTTCTCGTCCCACTCGCGCCGGTAGGCTTCCAGGCCGGCGATGCCGTTGGCGGTGCGGTCTTCGTCGAAGTAGCAGGACGGGATCACGGCGCGGGTCTGGTTGATGGCCGACACCAGGCTGTCGGTGCGCGGCACCACCTCGAACCGATGGGCCGGCAGCAGGCCCTGCAGCAGCATGCGGACGCTCTTGCCGCCGCTGGCCAAGGTCTTGTTGTCGGCGTCGTGCGGCAGGTAGTGGCGCGCGTAGGTGTAGCCGCGGCCCTGGATCTCCGAAGCGAAGAACTGCAGGTCCTTGCCGCTGGCCTCCATGTAGTCGATGAAGCGGTGCTCCATGCCCACGCGCTGGTGGAACCACACGGCGGTGGTGTCGTTCCAGCCCAGGTCCCAGAAGGTGTTCACCGGCACGTGCGGCAGCCGCGGGATCTTGCGGATGCGGCCCTCGAGGCGCGCGGCTTCCATCTGCTCGGCGTAGTAGGCGCCACGGATGTTCGGCGTCTCCCAGCGGCCCATGAGCAGCGCGCGCTGTTCCTCGGCCGACAGCAGCAGCAGGGTCTGGCGGTAGCCGCTGTCCGCCAGGTGGGGGTTGTCGCTCAGGCGCGCCGAGATGAAGCGGCGGCCGTGCTCGTGCACCTCGCCGGTCTCGGGGTCGGTGACCGATACCTTGAAGCGCGTCGAGGTGCCCTCGGTCTGGATCCGGAAGTACTCCTTGACCCACCGGAAGCCGGGCCCGTCGGGGTTCGTCGTCGCCCGCACGTAGCAGGTGATCGCCGGGTCCTTCGACCGCAGGCGCGACAGCATGTACCGGTACGGGATGTCGGTCGGGAACAGCGTCAGCTCGTCCCAGCCGATGTACTGGAAGGCCCGGCCGCGGTATTTGAAGCGGTCCGAGTCGTATTGCATGTGCCCGAACTCAACGCGCGCGCCGCTCGGGAAGGTCCAGATGTGGTGGGTCTTGTCGTACTTGCCGCCGAACGCCGGGTAGAGGTCCTGCGAGCGGTCGATCAGGTCGCGCAAGTCCGGGAACGTGCGCCGGAACAGGATGGCCTGGTAGTTCCGGTTGTCGATGGCCCCCTGCTGCAAGCCCAAGGCATCGATCAGCAGGCAGTCGGACTTCCCCGCCCCGGCCGCGCCGCCGTACAGCACCTCGAGGTCGATCGCCGACAGCAGGATGGCCTGCTTGGGCGCAGGCTTCCAGAGGATGTCTTCGCCGACGTCGGGCAGCTTCACGAGAGGTCCTTCGCCGGCACGACCACCGTCTTCGCGCCGCCGCGGTTGTCGCCGCCCTCATCGGTGCTGATGCCGAAGGCCTCGCGCTCCATGCGCACCAGCTTTTCCAGCATCTCGACCAGCCGCTTACCGGAGTCGATGCGCGTTGGCAGGGCCTGGATGTCGCCGAGCAGCTTGCGATTGCGGGTCTGGCGCCGGCGGGCCGCGTCCTCGGACTCGCCGTCTTCGGGGCCGTTCAGGCTCTCGATCAGCTGGTCGACCAGGTGCTGCCCGTCCGGGGTGCCCACCGCCTCCAGCTCGCCCAGCAGGTTCTGGAACAGCACACGCGAGCGCTTGATGTCCGCCCGGTGCTCCATGCGCACCGTGTACTGGATGGTCGCCGCGGCTTCAACGATGGCCTGTTCGGTCACCTTCTTGGCGCTGGCAACCTCCTTGGTAACCGCCGCCTTGGAAACCAGCGCTTCGGCCTTCGCCTGGATCTTGGCTCCGAGGTCTCGGGACCACTCGTCACGCTTCGCCCGCTTGTTGATGGCTGCGTGGCTGATCCCCTGCTCTTCCCCGATGAGGCGCAGCGGCTTGATGCCGGCACGGTACTCGGCCTCGATGACGGCCCAGTCGGGTTGTTTCTTTGCGGGGGTCGCTGCACTCATGGACCGGGATGGTTACCGGGCGCTTGGAAACCTCAAACCTCTAATGGGGGGTGTCCATCCCACCTTTGAAGAACGGCGAACAGAATGGCAGGGCCGGCCAGGGCTCGAATTCATAAGTTGAGCCGAATCAAGCCTCGCGAGAAGACGCCAGCTACATTTGCCCCTCCAACAGGAGATTCAATTGAAACTGACCACCCCCGAAAAGCTGATTCTGTCGATGCTGGCCCAACTGCATCTAAAACTCGGCATCGAACCAGAGAATGCCAAGCTCATCAGTTCGGCGATTCACACCGACAACACATGGGCTTTGACCTGGGAACTCCAAGGCATCCCTCAGGACAAGCCTGAAGCAGATCCGCGAGAGGTGAAGGAGGTTGTGAACTACCTGGACATGTGGTCGTTCATTGAAGCGGCGATGGAGAAATTGGCCGCGGCCGAGAAGAAGGAAGTCAACGATGCCTGCCATGGGCGGACGACGTTTCCGGGCTTTGACGGCAACAATGAGCCGCAGCACTACAGCATCGCGAATTTCCTGATTAAGGACATGAACCGTTGGGCTGAGTTTTCTAAGCGTGACCTGAACTCACACCACGAAACTCTCGACCGTGCCGCGCGCATGTTTGAAGTGTTCGAACCGATGCGCGCAAAGCTTGAGCGCGGCACTCTCTCGAAAGACCAGCTGATCGCGATTCTCACCGCCTAGCCTTCGGGTTCGCTTCACGTTCCGGGAATCCGATGAATCATGATGCCGGTTGCCCCCGGCGCTGCTCTTGCGGCAGCGGCTTGCCCCACGTGGGCGTGAAATTGCCAAATTTCGAGATTTCGCAATTCGGTCAGGTCGACGGGCACATGCGCCAGCCGGGCGTCACGCGCGGGCGTTCGCGCTTGGCCAGCCGCAGGTCGTAGGCGCAGGCCTGGAGCAGTTCGACCGGACGGGCCATCAGGCGCAGCGCCAGCTGTTCGAACTTCGCCACGGCGCTGGTCAGGAAGTCGGTCGCCACCTGGAAAGCGTAGGTGCGCGCGGTGCTGACGCGGTCGACCGTGAAGGTCACAGCTGTTGACGCAATGGCCAGCACAGCGACGGCGAAGGCAAGGAAGCCGAAACGGGTGGATTTCATGCGAGTCCCAGGGGATTGGAGTGAAGGAGCCCGCATCTTCTGGCCGCCCTGCTGGGCGTCCAATCCCTACTGGGGTGCCGCAATCGATCCGTGCGATAGGAGGCGAAATTGGGCCGCAGGCGCTCGCCGCTTACCACACTCAGAATGCAAAGAGTTCATCGCGGCTTTAAAAAAACCCCCGATAAATGCGGCGAGAACTTTACTCGGCACTGTGGTTCTCATTTAACAAAGAATTTTCCGGGTGCTCGCTTTCCATTAAGCTTCCCCCGCACTGCATCTGCAGCGCAAAAAGGTGAGGCCCCGTAGTCGGTTGCAACGACTCGGAGCCTCGGGTGCAACTAGTCCGGCAGGACACATTGGAGGGCCAGCTATGCAAATGGCTTGGAAGCGCATCAGAAGAGCATGAGCCCACCCAGGCATTGCGACCTGGGTGGGCCATTTTAGGCATGGGTCGGTGACGCTGTCATCGACCCATTTGCCGGCTCAGGGAAACTGTTCCCGATCGACGACGTGACGAATCTCCATCGACCTCAACGACGACATCCCGTTCCAGCCGTATCGGTCTATTTTTCAGCCTCTGCCACCTCGGCACCGTAGCGGGCCGAGACGATGGCCCTGGCCACAGCTATGCGCGGCGTGGCACCTTCGATCCACCCGCCGCGGCCTTCGGGCAGCCTGCCATTGGGACGCCCCACGACGATGGCGCACCAGGTGAAGTTCTTGCCGGGCATGGGCGCGACGTGGATCGCATCGCGCTCGAGCAGCTGATCAAAGTTGGGCCAGGCGCTCGTGTAAGCCGTGCCGGGCTGCTCGCCCAAGGCTTTCGCTACCCAGGCTTCAAGCTGCTTGCCTCCAAGCTCCGACACCTTCAATCCGGCACCTCGTCGCCGAACTTCGATGCCACGTGGGCTCGCATCGCAGCGATCAATGCGGTGCGCCCAGACCAGATGCGGCTCTTGGGGTTGTCAACGGCGTCGTTCGCACCCGAGATCCAGTGATCCGCGTTCCAGGTGACCATGATCTTCTGGCGCTCGATGATCGGGCCGCCGTGAGCCCAGTCCGTCGATGGGTTCATGGGCTGGCCGTCCGGCTCGTCAACAAGGCAGACGCCCCCCTCGATTCGCGGGCGCATGAAGCCCTCGACCTTGGCCACCCAGTAGTCGAGCTGCGCGCCGCTGAGTTCTGAAGTCTTCATGCTGGGCGATTTTCCTGCATCGAGAAGCGCAACAGGGCGCCAGATCCGGCTCGCCCGAGTTCCAATTGCTGATAGGGGCATCACCGCGGCCCCGGTCTACGCAATGTGGTCGGACAAATTGATTCCCGCGAATTTGCGCTTCAAGTGCAGGAGGCCGATCGCTGTGCCAGTGATCGTCGGATACACCATTGGTATTTGCAGCCGTACATACATATCGTGCAACCGCACGATGTGCTTTGTATCTAACTTGGATAGCTGCTCTTCATTGACCGGGAATTTGTAGCTGGTCGTCAAGACATCGAAGAGTTGATCTGCATTCGAAACAGGGTTGACTGTAAGTAGGCCTAGTCCTGCCAAATACTGGACGTTTGGACCGGAAAGTTCTGATCCGGCTTCAAAAAGGTCCATGACCCACCCAGCGTACGCTTCGAGGCTCGCGAGTTTTTCTACGTTCAAAATCATTAGCTTTTTTAGGTAATGAACTAGCCCCAAGAACGAAATGTGCCCAGCACTGAGCTTCGGCAGCACTGCAATGACCGAGTCAAGCACTAGCTTGAGCAACGGCTCATTCGCGGAGTCGAGCCGCCGAACGAGTGCTGCGGCGACCATATCGATATCCGCGTTGTCAGCATGAAGTGCCACGCCAGCCAAGGCGCTATGGAATGCCGCTTGACCTGCTGGCTTGGAAAACTCGTCACCCGAGAGGGGAATGGCGGACTTGGCCGCATGCGCGATGAAAGCCTCGAGCAACTTTGCTGAGTTCTCTTCAGCGATTTTTTGCGCGCGAGCCTCAAAGGCCGGAAGCTGCGCCTTGAGAAAAAGGTCCACGAGAGTCGAAACCTCCCCGACCTGCGCGGCAGAAAAGCCGTGATTGTGAATCGTAAGAGGGCCAGAAGACTGAATCGCGGTGCTACCGTCGGAGACCGCCTGCGCCTGCCCACCCAACATCATGACTTGTCTCCACGTTGGTCGCGCACGTCTCCACCGATCTGAATGCCTGTCGACCCGTTAGAAACGGTTTGCGACTGGCGCACAGTTGGCACTTCAAAGGCGCGTTTCACGAGCCATCCCAGCCCCGTAAAAATGAGCAGAAGAAGCGGACCAGCCCACACAGCGTTTTCCCGCAGAAATTGCCAGATTGCACTCATAGTTTCCTTTGAACCGCTCGTGAAAGCATCTTATCTTCCATGGCAATTGGCGTCTCTGAAATTCGATCAGGCAGTTGCTCCTATCTGCGCAGCATGCCAACGGCGAAGCCGCTGGCGGCGAGCTTCTTTCTGGGCATCATGGGTCGCTTTCTCCTGGTGCTGGGCTGTCGCCGCTTCGGCTTGGGGGCCGGTTACGCGAATGGCATTTCTTCCTGCTTCGGCTGGCGCTGCAGCCGGCGGATCACTTCGTCCTGCTGGTCGGCGCGGCGCTGCGCGGAGGCCAGCTGGCGCTTGAGATCGGCCACGCCGTCGGCGAGCTCGCGCGCGCCCTGCAGGCCGGTCAACTCCTCGCAACTGCCGCGGAACAGGCTGCCGATACGGCGGCAGTCGGCCGGATTCAGGTCCAGGCACACGTCGCCTACTTCCAGCTTGGCCATGCCGCTCGGCAGCACGGTGAGCGAGATGGCCTGCGCCGGCGGCATTTCCTCCACGGGCTCGAACACGCCGGGCGCCACGCGTCGCAGCCGGCCGTCTTCCAGCATCCGCTTTACGTGGTCATCGACGACGCTGTAGCTCTGGCCGGTCATTGACACCACGACGGGACGCGTGGCGACACGGCCGGCGTTGTGCAGGTCCAGGATGGTTTGGAAGACCAGGTCGCCGACACCGCGGCGGACTGGTTGAGGCGGCTTCTGGCTCATCGGGCTCCTGAGTGAATGGGGGTTCCGGCGCACACCTTAACGCTGGGGTGAGCACTGCGGATCCGGTTGACCGCGCGCTGTACCGCGCGTTCATAGGTGGACAGGTCGACGCTGGTCCGCTGCAGGTCATGGAATTCCTGCAAATCTTCAAATGCTTTCAACCCGGGGCCTGTGGTAACGATGCGATCGATGCGCAAGAAGCGCTCGTGTGCCTCTTCGAGGTGCATCTGAGCTGCCTGGACCGCTGGCATCACCTCATCGCGGCCGACACCCATGCCCGCCAGCGTCTCGGCCATGTTCACGATGTCGGCGAGCGCGCGCCAATGCTCAACTGTTGCAGTGCCGGCGCGGAATGCCACGATGGCGTCGAGCTCAATCCTTCGCAGGTAGTTGAGTCGGGCATCGTCCATCATTGATGCGCCTGCGATGGCCAAATGCAAGCCCGAAAGCTTCGGCCAGACTTTGCGGCGGGTGCGCTTGCGGCTCATAGCGGATCGGCCTGGCGGTAGAAGTCGACGACGATCACCGGCTCAACGGTCACTCGGCCGAAGCGGTCCGCGATCTGCGCGGCTGCAATGCCCTGCCGCGGCCAGGCCACCGGCAATTCGGACGTCGAGCGCTCACGCTCGGGCTGCGCCGCCGGTACCGCGATGGGCGTAGTCATGGTCGTCATGCTCGAGCCCGTTCAGGAATCAGCTCGGGCTTGATGGTCGGAAGCGGCACCATCTTGCGCAGCACCATCTCATCGACAGCGTCATCGCCGGGATCGCGGATCGGCCTCAGGTACTGGTCGGCAATGACCATCGGCAGACGGCTGTCGTTGCCGTCGACCAGCCAGCACGGCCGCCCGCGGCCGCAGCTCAGGTCGCCAGATTTGGACACGACAAGACTCCGACCGTCGTCTGCGCGCACCACCTTGACAGGTAGACCACGCATTGCGAGGTCGAGGTATGGCGCCACGATGAAGGCTAAGTCGCCTGGTTGGCAATTCATTGAGGCACTCCCTGTTGCCCTACGGGCGTTGCATTCAGATGGTCAAGAGCGAGAAGCGCTGCGGCGCGGTCTCGCGGCTTCGAAGTGGGATCGGTGGCGATCGCGCGCCAGTGCTGCACCTGAGACAGGTGCGCAAACATGAAGGTCACCTTCTTCAGCTCGCCGTCAGCCGGGCCGGAGTCCAGCCAGGTGTGGCATGCGTGGCAGGCCCACGCCGAATAGCAGTCGTCTGCCTTGCGCGCGCCGCCCTTGCCGCCGTGCTCGCGCCAGTTCGAGTGCGCGGCCACCGTCGTCGCGGGGTCGTGGTTGCAGACACCGCGCACACGGAACAGGCAGGGCATGCCGCGCGCCATGTCCAGCAGGTGCGGGATCTCACGACGCGGCGTCTTGGGAACTGCGGCCACCGGCGCCGGCGCGGCGTAGGTGCCACGGCGCATTCGCGGCCCGTCTGCGATGGTGGGCACCTGGTGCTCGACAGCGATGCTTTCCGACGTAAACCCGCATGCAGCCTCACTTCCTGCTGGTGCTCGGGTGGGCGAGGAGCGGCGCTTGAAGCCGGTGCCGCGCTTCATCTCTGTGCGGCGCATCAAGTCGCCCTCCTCGGCTGGCTGCCGCGCGACGGCGGCGCGGGCCGTGGCTCGAGGCGCCGGCTCCAATCCTGGCAACCACGACGGTAGAAGCCGTAGTCCTCGCTGGAAGGAGACTCGGGCATGCGGAACTCCATCGCGTGATCCCGGGTGCAGTTGTTGCACGTGTCGGCTTCGCTGGTGCTGTTGCGCCAGTGCGTGCAGTTCTCGCACCACCTGGTGACCGGCTTCAGATGCCGCTCGCCGTCGTTCCGGCGCGCCAGCTCGCGCAGCAGTGCCTCGGTGCTGAAATCGCCGAGTGGCCTCATCGCTGCATCTCCTCGTACTGGGCCTGCTGCGCGCGCGAGGGCGTCCACTGCACGCCGTTCTCTGCACCGTAGGCCAGCAGCCATTCGATGAAGCCAGCCGCCAACGTGGTGTTGAAGCTGCGCGTCTGCTCCCCAACCATGACGAAGCCCGGATGGTTCAGCGCTGGCACCAGCTCGATGTCGCCGAACCTGGCCCAGTGGTCACGGAACTGCGGATCGTCCTTCGTCTCGTGCTTGAAGGCATCGACCAGCACGCGCTTCCACGAGATCGGCGGGAGTTGCTTGCCGAAGAGCCGGCACTGCTCGGCGATGTCGTTGAGCATCGCGTGATATTTCTCCTCCTGCAGCCGGCTCTTCGTGTCCTTGCGGCGCTTCAGAGTGAGCTCGATGGAGTGGCCGGCCTGCAGGTCCTTGGTCACATCGGTCGCGAACCATGCGCGCACGACCGCTTTGTATTGCTCCGAAGTGGTGATGGTTACGGTCTTCATGGAGTGGCCTCGGTGAAAAGGTCGGGCTGGCGGGCATCGGCGCTCGGCGTGAGGCCGGTGCCGCGGCGTGGCTTCGAGCCGTTGATGGCGGTCGCGCACTTCGGGCCATAGGCCGATCCGGCCAGGTAGACCGGCTGGCGCAGCAGCGCGCGGCGGCAGCGGACGCAGATGGTCACGAGCGGGCCTCCAGATTCAGCATGTATTGCACCGGCCGGCTCTCGATGGCGTTGGTCCACTGCACGGCCTCGCGCCAGTCGTTCGCGTTGCGACCCTGCTTGCGAGCTGCAAAGCTCCAGGCCATCGAGTCGGCGGAATGCAACATCGAGCGCACGAACGGATGCGCCAGCGCGGTGGTCTTGAGGCCGAAGCCATGCAGCAGCAGATCCGGGCGCGCGCCCTTGATGGCCATGAGCACCGCGGCCACTTGGTCGGGCGAGCCGTTGCGCTTGCAGACGGAGCCGACGCCAACCCATGCGCCGTGCGCCAGGCGGTCGCCATACGCTTCGACGTGCCGCACGTAGTCGGCTGGCTCGAAGCCCTGCAGCACGGGGAGGATGTAGACGCCGGCCGTGTCTTCGGCGCGCAGCGCGTCGTAGCGCTCAATCGTCAGCCGCTGGTGTTCGGCCACCGACAAGCCAGTGATCTGCACAATGAACGGCTCGCACATGTAGTCCTGGGCAGCCGCGGCGAGCAGCTTGCCCGAGCCGTTGGCGGCCCAGCGCCGGATCTCGGCCGCATAGCTCGAAACGTCGTGCCGGTAGCCACCGTGGCGTGAGATTTCGGTGAACGCGCCGCTGTCCATGATCCAGTCGCCCACGGCCATGGGTGCCTTACGAGTGCGCAGCCGGTTCACGCTGACGAATGCGCCGTCGAAGTGGCGCGCGTCGCTGGGCTGGTGCAGGCCAGTGAAGAACCTCATGCCTTGTTCCTCAGGCCCCAGTGGGCGATCAGGACCGCTTCGGCGCGGTTGTGGTGCTTCACCAGGCTCAGAGGTGCCGCGGGGTACAGGCCGCGCGCGGTGGCCAGCGCCTTCTTCTTGTCCGCGTCGAGCCCATAGAAGCGCTTCCACTTCTGGGGGCCGAGCATCGTGGGCTTGTAGCCAAGGCACTCCAGGACCGTCTCAATGGCGCCGAGGGAGCGCATCAGCGAGCCCTGCGTCTGGACGGCGTTGTTCTTGCCGCCCATCGTGCTCACCTGCTCGAGGTAGGCTTCGGCCGTCTCGCCGATGGGCACGTTGGCGCGGATCATCTTGGCCAGCGTGCGGCCGTCGATCTTTCGCGTGATCAGTCCATTGCCGGGCAGCGGCATGGTCGGGAGGTCCTCGACCACGCACGTGCGATCAGTGACGAAGGAAATGGCGCCGCTAAGGCCAGGGTCGATGCCGATGTAGATCACAGCTCGGCTCCCTTCGTGCGCACCATCGACGTGGGCCGGTCACCCATCCAATCGCAGAACTTCACCGTCTCGCCGGTGTATTGCGCGTCAACGATCCCGGTTTGGCCGTCGCGCTGCTTGCCGATGATGATTTCGGCGTAGTGCTTCCACTCCGGGCCCAAGTCGGGCTTGACGTGCGCCGGACGGTGCACGAACGCGATGATGTCAGCGTCTTGCTCGATGTCGCCGCACTCGCGCAGGTCAGCCATGATCGGCCGCATGTTCGGGCGCTTCTCGACTTCGCGGTTCAGCTGGGCCAGCAACAGGATGGTGCAGTCCAACTCCTTGGCCAGCGCCTTGATGCCCCGGCTGACTTCGCCGAGCTGGGTGGCGCGGTTGGCCTTGCGGTCGGTCCCTTCCATCAGGCCGATGTAGTCCACCACCAGCAGCCGCAGCCCGCGCCGGCGCTTGAGCCGGCGGGCTTTCGAGCGCAGCTGGTTGATGTTGAGAGCCGTTTGGTCGTCGATGAACAGCGGCAGCTGTCGCAGGAGCTCGACCGAACGGCACATCTCGCCCCAGTCGTAGTCGCTCATGCGCTCCGGGCGCTTCAGCTTGTGCAGGGGAATGCCCGAGCGCATCGACACCACGCGGGTGGTCAGTTGCGGCTTCGGCATTTCCATCGAGAGCACGCCCACCGGCTCGCCCGCGCCACAGACATGGTCGGCGATCGACATGGCCAGCGCCGTCTTGCCCATGCCCGGCCTGCCGGCGATGACAATGACCTCGCCGCGGCGCATACCGCCGTCGAGCCGGTCGTCGAGCTCCTTGATGCCAGTAGAAAGGAAGTCTTCCTCGCCTTCCGAGCGCCGCTGAATGCCGTCAAGGAACTGAACCATGCCCGCGTCCATGTCCAGCCAGGCATCGCTCTTGCCAGCATCGAACAGCGGGGTGAGCAGCGCAGTCGCCTGGTCCAGCGTCTCTTCGAAACCGACACCGCGCTGGCATGCCAGCTGGTGGATGTCGTTGCTCGCCGCCATCAGCTTCCGCCGCAACGCGAAGTCGCGCACGATCAGCGCGTACTGGCGCACGCTGGAGGCGCTGGGCAGGTATTGGGTGAGCGCGTGCAGGTCGGGCAGGCCGATCATCTCGGCGCTGCGGTCGCGCTGCAGCTGGTCGTGCACGGTGAGCACGTCGGCCGGCTTGGCGGCATTCAGCATGCTGCTCAGCGCGCCGAAGATCAGGCGGTGCTCGTTCTTGAAGAAGTCGCCGGCCGCCACCAGGTCGCCGACGCGGTCCCAAAGCCCGTTGTCCAGCAGCAGCGCGCCGAGCAGTGATGTCTCAGCTTCCGGGCTCCAAAGCACGACAGGATTCAACAAAGATTCATCGACACGGTCGTTCATGTGCGTTCCTTGGTTTTTTCGATGACGCGCTTCAATCCGCGCTCGCTGCAGAGGTAGTCGATGTCGGCCTCCCAGTTCTCGTGCCCGGCGCCGCGCGGCTCGCGGTTCATGATGAAATCGTTGGCACGGGCCCGAGTGAAGTAGTCGCGGATCCAGGCGAGCCCTTCATCGGCCGTGCTGGCCCGGCGCTGGCCGTTGTTTCGGGTCGAGGTCAGCACCCACCGCCACAGCTCGGCAATGGCCTTGTGCCGAGGGCCGCCAGCCTTCATGACCCGGACGCTCGGCAACTCAGGCAGCACCTCGTGGTAGGTCGCGACGATCTGTTCGAACGGGCAGCTCGGAACCTGGTCGGGGGCCTTGCGCCGCCGACGAGGAGTCGAAGACTCCGATACCTTCTTTTCAGGTTCTAGTTCTAGTTCCGCTTCAGGCGGTTGGCCATCCGTTGTCAAACTGCTGCCCACCGGCGCTCCAACAGTTGAACGGGAAGCTAACTCGTTGATTTTGTTGAGTGCGTCGGAATCGTCCTGATAGATCGCACGGGGCGGCAACGGATGTTTCGACGTCTTGATCTGCAGGCGCTGGCGGAACTTCGGGATGAAGCCGTAGCGCTTGGTGTCGATCATGTAGAGCCGGATCAGGTCGGCATCGGCAAGCATCTGCATCAGCTTGCCGGCCAGGTCACGGTTCACGTCGGCACGGCGCGCCAGCTTGAACTCGGTGGCCTCGAACAGGCCGACATCGTCAGCCGACAGGATGATGATCACGAACAGCCACCGCCCTTCCACGGGAAGGGAGAGCACGGCCTCGGACTCCATGAGGCCTTCGCGGACAAGGCGGTTGGGCACCTATGCAGCCCTCCGCGCTTCCGCTTGAATGCGCGCGACGGCGCCTGCCGCTTCGAAGTAGCTCTCGCCCTCCTCCTCGGCCTGCAGGATGGCCGCATCGCGCGCGGCGATCTGAGCTTCCATTTCCCGCCGGTGCCGGTGGGCGCCATCACGGTCGCCGAGCGCCATGCAGATCTCGATGCCCAGGCCTTCGGCAAGGATCAGGTGCGCGCGCTGGCGATAAACCAGCTTCTGGATGGGAGTCACGCTGCCTCCGCTTCGGTTCGGAGCTCTTCGAAGTCGAACAGGCTGGGCATCGAGATCTCTCGAGCCGCCGATTCGCAGTACATGACGCCGTCGGCGAAGTAGGTCGGGCTGAGCTCGCATCCGCGGCCGAACCGCCCCAGCTTGATCGCGCGGTATGGCACCGTCATCAGGCCGCCGAAGCAGTCGTAGACCTGGTCGCCTGGGTTCGAGTACTGGGTGATGGCGCGGTCAGCGAGGTCGATCTGCATTGGGCACAGATGCATTTCCCGGCCGGCCGCCGACTGGGCACTGTTGAGCGTGCGCATGCGCGTGATGTCGGTCCACACCTCGTCATGCCAGGACTGCGGCTGCAGCAGCATGAACGACGGCGGGAGCATGCCGCGGGCGGCCAGAGCCTCGCCGAGGGCCACGTCGTGCTCGAAGTCGAACACCTGAGTCAGCGAATGCTGCTTGAACAGCTTGAAGATCTCGTCGGCTGGCAGGTTGATCAGGTCCTCGGGCTGCAACAGCCGGTTGCCGCTGGATCGAGTGAAGCCGTGCGCATCCAGTTGCCAGCGCGCGCGCGAGTACTTTTCCTTGTCCTTGACCACCGGCACATCGGCATACCCGCGGCTGCCGTCGGTCGGAGCCTTGCGGAACAGCAGCAGGTATTCATTCATGCCGAAGCCCATGCGGGAACCGTCTTTGCATTGCTCGGTCCAGCCCAGACGGTAGGTCTGCGCGTTCTCCCGCACCACGTCCGTCACGATGGTCTTGCGACCGATGAAGTGGAAGCCGTGCCGACGGAAGCACGCCACAGTGTCGAGATCGAACGGGTATTCGGTCTGGAAGCCAACGCCCGCCACCATGCCGCTGGGCACGATACGGTTCTTGACATGAATGGCCGCCAGCCTGCCCGGCTGCAGGACGCGCAGCAGCTCCGGCACCAGGTAGTCCATCTGGGCGAAGAAGTGCTCGTTGTTGTCGGTGTGTCCGAAGTCCGCGTAGTTCGGCGAGTACTCGTACTGCGTGGAAAACGGGATCGAGGTCAGGATCAGGCCCACGCTGTCGCTGACCATGCGCTGCGTTTCTTTTACGCAGTCCTCGTTTACCAGCGTGTAGCGCTCGCCGCTGACTTCGACACGCTCGACGCCCATGGCGCGCGACAGGGTCTGCGCCATCGCGATGCGCGACAGCCCGTAGGTGCGGATGATTTCGCTCATTTTTTGCCTCAACTCGATGTCTTGTTTCCACTTCCGCTCGAGGTTGCGGCGCACCTCCCGCTCGGCTTCCGTGTAGATCAGGTCGACGCGCACCGTGTGCTCCTGCAGGAATCGCTGGAGGCGGTGGATCGCCTGGATGAAGTCTTTGAACTTGTGGCCGATGCCGAGGAAGACCGACCAGTGGCAGTGCCGCTGGAAATTGACGCCCGAGCCCAACATCACCGGCTTGCCCGCAAGCTCCTGGATCTGGCCGTCGGAGAAAGCGATCACCGCGGCCTCGCGCTCGTCAAGCTCTTGCGTGCCAAAAACCGTGACCACGCCCGGCGCTTCGCGCTCGATCGCGTGGCGCTCGGCCTCAAGGTCGTGCCAGATCACGCGGTGTGCCGTCGGGTCTTCGGCGCGGATCTCCTGCAGCTTGGCCATGCGCGCCGGCAGGCTCTCGCGCTTCTCGCGTGCCGAGTCGACCACCCCGATCGCCTGGTGCTTGAACATCAGGCCCTGGCCGCGCATGTCGGTACCGGCGTCGCTGTGGTCGGACGGGATCTCATGCCAGCGCACATCGAGCTCGGGCAGGACATAGCCCTCGTCGGAGAAGCTCGGGTCGAGGTCCGACGGCAACTGCACGAACAGCGCCCAGCTCGCCATCCACAGCCAGAACTCGCGTTCCTTGTGCGGGTGGATCGTCAGCTGGTCGGCCTTCTCGCTGTTGCGCTTGAAGAAGCGGGTCTTTGCCTGGCCAACATCCATCACGCCGAGGTAGGCGCAATATGCGAGCAGCTCGACATACTCGTTCGGGCTGGGCGTGGCGGTGGCCACGAAGCGATACGGCACGCCGCCGCTGCGCACGCGCACCTTCATGTTGCGCCGGTCATCGCCGGCGAACAACGCCATGAACTCGCGGAAGGTCTTGCTGCCACCGAAGCCGCGCAGGCAGTCGGCCTCGTCGAGGCTGGCGACGGTGAAGAGCTCGGGGTCCAGCTTGCCGTCGCGCACCGTCTCGTAGTTCGTGAGATAGATGCCTTCGGGGTCATCGCATTCCGCGGCCGAGCGGACGAACTTCAGCTTCGGGATGCGGTCAGGCCGTCCCGCCTGCCAGGCACGCAGCTGCGCACGCTGATCATCGGAGAACTTCGGGTCATCACCGGTCGCGAGCTTGTAGGCGTCGCGGATGAATTCTTGCCGCACGCCCAAGGGCAGCACGATCAGGCCCATGCCGCCGGCCCGCGCGCGAACGATGCGCACGATCTCGATCTGGTCGAAGGTCTTGCCCAGGCCGAAGCGCTTGAAGATGGCGCGCCGGCCGCCGGCGACGGCCCAGCGTACCGTCGCGTTCTGGAATGGCGCCAGCAGCGGATTGACTTCGCTGGCGTCGATCTCGAAGCCGAGCGACTGGGCCAACTGCACCTTGGACTTGAGGAAGTCGGCGTATTCCATTACGCGGCGCTCCACACGGTGGCCAGCGCGGGCCGGCGCAAGATAGCCCGCTGTACCGTCGACATCGTCACCTCGGGCTCGGCCAGCACTGGTTCGAGCGCCGACCTGCCAGCGGCGGTGAGTTGGAAAAACGCGTGCGCGCAGCGGGGCGCCTCGGGATTAGCGCGTTCGATCAGGCCGCGCGCTTTCAGCCGCGAGGTCTTCGACATCAGCAGGTGCTGAGTGATGCCCGTGGCCTCGGCGATCTGCACGTAGCCGGCGCCCTGCCCCGATTCGGCTGCTTGTGCGCCGATCGCGCGCAGGATGGTCAACATCTGGCCGCCGACGTTCATGCTGCGGCCCTCAGGAACGACATCTCTTCGACCACCGCCAGCTGCGCGCCGAGGTTGTGCCATTGCGAGATGGCAGTGTTCCCGCACGCCCACTCGAATCCGCGCACTCCCCAGCCAGGCAGATCGCGCTGGCGCTTGCTGTCAACGAGGTAGGACGTGACGTGTGGCGCGTACAACTCGGCACGTTCGGCGAGTTGCGCCTTGGTCATGTTGCGCACGCGACGCAGCTCCCAACAGAGCTTCACGGCGTCGCGATAGGTCTCGCATCGACGGATCAATTTAGGGTCCACGACGCTGGGTGCGTCGAGCCTTCCAAGCAGAGCGAGCTGCAGTTGTTCCATAGGGGCCTCTATGAAAAATTCAATCGGATTACCTGTTGAATGACCCGTTGACACCGGGCAAAACTGAGCGCCATGACGAACCGAAAAATCACGGCCTTTTGGATGCACCCGACCAGCGCAGCTGCCCCTTTGGGAGGCCCCCCGCCGGAAGCCGGCGTTGCTGACGGATGCATCCAGAAGGACGCAGGGGAATGGCAGTCGATCCATTCACTGGCCCTCGAACTCGTTGAGCGCCTGCGCGTCGAGCGCGGCCTCGCCCTTCAGGACAAGCCAGAGAGCGACCGCGCCAGCGGCGATAGCGATGAGGGCGGCGGCCGGACGGCCGACGAAGAAGGCGCTCAGGGCGAGCACGGCAGCGGTCAGGAACGAGGCGTAGGCCAGCACCAGCGCGAAGACGTTGGCCAGCCGCTCGGCTGCATCGGGTGCCAGCCCTCTTCCAAAAGACAATGGGGTTCCTACTCCACCACTGCTCTTGAAAGGGGCCGGCATGACGATTTCGACAAAGCAACTATTCGAGGTGTTCACGCCTCTTCTCCTCGCGTTGCACGAGAAGAAAGTGCTCGACATAGCCGAGCTTCCGCACTTCTACGAAGACGCCCTATCCAGGCGGAAACTCGACCGAAAAGAGACGCACGCGGAAACCGCGTTTCTGGAAGAAGTGACCATTGGGATGCAGCGGCTGGCAAATGTCGTGAAGCAGCAGGATCGAAACCGGCCGCAGCCAGCATCTCCGAACTGACGCCTTCCTTCGGCTGCTTCAACGCCCGCGTGCGCGGCCCCTTCTTCTGGGTGCTGCGCATGTCAGGCGCCCTGCTCTTCTGGGTCGGCCGGCATGCCGCGAAGTTCGGCGGGGAGGTGCTTCCGCGCCAAAGCAGCAAGAACGCGGTCTTCGATCCGCGGCGGAAGGTCGTCCGGCCATTTGTCGACGGCTTGATAGGACACCCCGATTGCGGCAGCTGCTGCTGCGGTGGACCCGCCGAGCAGTTCAATGGCTTTTAACTTGAGCATCTCCGGATTGAACTACGGTTCAATCCAAAACGCAACCCCAGTTCACCCGCGAAATGCGACCATCACAACGATGGTTGAACTTTCTGATCGATTTCAAGCGGCGTTGAAACACGCCAACAGCACGGTGAGTGCCGTCGCGGCTGCGACCGGACTGAGTTACCAAGCCCTGAAGAAGGTTTTGGATGGCAAGACGAAGAGCCAGGCGGCCCCCAACAATCGCAAGATCGCTGAATTCCTGGGTGTCTCCAGCGATTGGCTGAGCGAGGGCATTGGGGAGATGCTGAGCGGGCATGCCGCACCAAGCGTCAGCGAGCCGGATCCGTCACCTGAGTTCGCCGGCTACCCAGGAGCCCCGCGGCGCGTGCCAGTTGTGGGCACCGCGAAGATGGGCAGCGACGGTTTCTTCGAAGAGTTTTCCGAAATGCCAGGAGCGGGGGATGGCCACATCGAGATCGCGACCCGAGATCCGAACGCCTATTGCTTGCGGGTTCGCGGGCAGAGCATGTTCCCGGCGATTCGCGATGGGTGGTACGTGTTGATCGAGCCCAACGGCGTGCCCTGCGAGGGGGAGTTCGTGCTGATTCGCTTGCGCGACGGGCGGAAGATGGTGAAGGAATTCCTCTTCCGTCGTCAGCAGACCATCGAGGTCATGAGCGTCAACGGTGGTGATCGCCTGTCGTTCAGCTACGAAGAACTCGACGAGGGGCGAGGCATGCAGGCCGTGGGAGCCGTGGTATCGCCGAGCAAGTGGCGACCCGATTGAGAAAAGGAGACCACCATGCGCTTTCGCGTCATCTGTGTGCTCTGCCTATTCACGGCCGGGCCCGTCATCGCCCAGGTTCATCGCTGCGTCAATGCCGCGGGCACAACCAGCTTCAGCGACTCACCCTGCCCTAGCTCGGCAAAGAGCTCCACGCGCGTGCTCGGCTCTGATGCAACCGACCGTCGCTGGGAGAACGAGGCCTACGGCCGCGAGCGCAACATGCGCAGTATCGAAAATGCCTCCCGGATCATCCAGGAACCGACCAGCGACGCCCAAGGCAATGCTGGGGGCGGAATTATTCAGAGCGACCCCAACGAACGCATCCGCGCGCAGGACCAGCGCAACATGCAACGACGGATAGCCGAGCTCGAGGCGAACCGCATGAAGCAAGAAGAGCGAGCAACTCGCGCCGAAGAGGCACGTCAGGCCGCGGCCCGTGCCCCGAAGTTGGTCACGGCCTGCGACGGTGGCGGGTGCTGGGACAACGCGGGCACTAGGTACAACCGTACTGGAGATGGCCAGAACTTCTGGCGCTCCGACGGCAAGTTCTGTCGCGCTCAAGGCAACGCCTTCAGCTGCAACTAGCCCTTCTCTTCTCATCCCAAATCAGAGCCCGCTAGACGCGGGCTTTTTTTCGCCTGCTCGGCGCTGCTGAACTGGAGTTGTAAAAAGATTTGAACTCTAGTTGTGTTTGCAATTGAACTGTGGTTCAATAAATCCCATCAACACAGGAGATGGGCATGACGAAGTACATCAGCTGCGCCGAGACAGCCAAACTGATCCGCAAGGCGCTCAAGGAATCTTTTCCCGGCATCAAGTTCTCGGTCCGCTCGAGCGTCTACAGCGGCGGCGCATCGGTCAGCGTGGGATGGACTGACGGCCCGAACCGCGCGCAAGTCGAAGCTGTGGCTGGCGTCTTCAAAGGCGCTTACTTCGACGGCTCCATCGATTTGAAGGGCAGCACCTATGCCCTGATCGACGGCGAGCAGGTCAGCTTCGGCGCTGACTACGTCTTCTGCCGCCGCGAGTATTCCGACGCGATGGTCGACAAAGCGATCGCCGCGGTGTGCCGCTTCTGGGGCATCCCCCTCGTTGCAACCGCTGACGACTTCAGCCGTGGCCTGCTGAACGGCATGAATCCCGGCAACTACGGCCGCGACCTCTCGACCCTGATCCACCAGCAGCTCGGCAAGATGAGCGACCGCCTCGCGGTGGCCAAGTCCAAGACCGCCGGCAAGGTGATCTACCTGGGCAACGACGGCCACAGCCAGACCGGCGCCCTTTCCTCGGTGGTGGTGTGATGAGCGCCCTCACCCGCTCCAACCTCGCCAGCCGGCGCAGCGCGCGCCGCGAGCGCGTCGAAGCCAAGCACCACCCTGAAGCGGTGTTCGTGCCGACTGAAGACCAGGCGCTGGCCATTGACCTCGCCCGCAACGAAGTAAAGGGCACGCCGGCGTACTTCGATCTCTCGCTTCCCTTTGCGCTCGAGCAGCAGAACGGGCGGGCATTGTGAGCACCATCAGCAAGCGCGACGCGGCCGTGTTGGTCGCCAGCATCCGCAGCGCCTACGTCGCTGGTCGCGCGATCGCCGCCCATGTCGGCGGCGGAAGCGACGCCGCGATGGCGGGTTTCGTTGGCGGCCTGGAAAGCGTGCTTTCGCACTTCCTCCTTCAGCACGGCTGCGTTGAAGCATCTGCAATGCTGAAGCGAGCGATGAACGACGCGCCGACCGAAGCCGAGATTGCCGCTCGCAACGCACGAGCCACGAGCTTCGGCCGCAAAGCGCCAGGAGCCGCATCGTGAGCGCCGCCACTCCACTCGACGACGGCGGGCCGGCCTTCCCGGTCAGCGATCCGCAGAGCGCCCATGCGACGGCGATGGCGGCTTCGCTGCACATCGAAGACCCGACTGAGCGCGAGCGCGCCTACATCCTGGCGCGCGCCACCGCGGTGATCGGCATGACGCTGCGCGACTACTTTGCCGCGCAGGCGCTGCCGGCAGTGATCAGTACCGGTGGAAGCTGGAAGAACCTCGACTTCAAGCCCAGAAACGGCCTCTCGAACGCCGAGAACGATGCCCTGTGCGCGTATCTGGTTGCCGACGCCATGCTGAAAGCGAAGTCCGTATGAACGGCCCGCACTTCCTCTTCGACGACACGCGCGTGCTGCCAGTGTTCCCGAAGCAAGCCTTCGACGTGCAAATCGTCGAAGGCGAGCAGGCCGAGCACCTGTTTGCGCAGCACTTCGCCCAGCGCGATCTGGAGCTTGCATCGTGAGCGCCCATTTTCCACACGTATTAAGACACTGGCTTGCGCCATTCGCCAGTTCGAATGTTGCGGTCGATCTGACGCGTAATCAGAGCGGTCAGATAGTTTTTGTTGCCTTCATATCGGAGGCGCTCCAGATTGCATCGCTCGCAGTGCAAGTGGATGGTTTTTGGCTCGTTGGCATACCCGCCCCATCGCTCTTCGTAGATCAATGTTGTGTCACATGCGGGGCAGAACGCCCAAGGGGCATGAATGCTGTCTCCCAGATAGGTCCAGCGCCACGGCACATCCAAGAATCGATCTTCAACATACGATTTCCACTCGGGTTCACGCGACTGCAAGGCGGAAGAAATCAAAAAGCCCGCCGTGAACAGAGCCGTCAAGCCAAGCAGATAGAGCGACCAATTCGGCATGGCGCTGGTTCGATTCAGGTGCGCCCAGATAGCTCCTGGAAGCGCGAACAGCCAAGTCCATCCCCCTGGGATCAGGCTAAAAAGTCCGATCAGCCCAGCTGTAACCAGCGAAACAACGACCTCCCGCACCCAGCTCGATTTTTCAGTGCCTGCCATCTTCTTGCTCCTTCTTCTCCGGCAGTAAGTATCGCCCGAGTTGGCGCAGGTGGTAGTGGGAAAGGTGCCGCGAAGTGAACACCTTGTTCAAGGCGCCGCTGACCGCGCCCCGCCAGTTCGTCGGCTCAGTCGACGCGACGCACGAGCGCACCACCCCCTGCCCTCGCACGCTGGAACAGGCCTTCGGCCCTGCGGCAGTCGGCGGCCTGATCGTGCCGTTGCCAGAGCCGGCGCGGCCGCATCGCGCAGCTGACATCGCCCTCTACGTGGTCTTCCTCATCGCCTTGATCGTGATCGGAGCCACCGCATGAGCACCGTCATCCGCAAGTGCCAATGCTGCGGCGCAGATTTCACCGCTCGCAGCGCCGACGTGAAGCGTGGCTGGGCTCACTTCTGCTCGAAGTCCTGCAAGGCAGTGAAGCAAGAGCAGCGCACAGGTCAGAACGCGCAGTACCGGGCGGCGGTGAGCCACCGGACGGATGCCCCGACGTTCTCGAACGCCCATCAGTTCGACAACACGGAGTTGTAGCGATGAGCCGCGCCCGCCCCCACTACTTCCCCGACGACACGCCGGATCCGGTCGCCGAGTCCTGGTCCGCCATCGACGAGCTGCTGCAGCTGGTGCTGGTCTGGATCCGGTTTACCGCCATCTGCGCGGGCCTGGCCGGCTACCTCGCCTTCTTCCACGCCGAGTTTCTTCTCTCCTTCTTCCGCTGAAAGGCCTATCCGTGAACGCGACCACTGTCCAAGAGCACGAAGTGCTCGAACTCGAAACCATCAGCCGGCCCGGCGCGGCGCCGGTACCCAGCGTGCCGCAAGGCGGCGCGCTTGCCGACAACTCCCCCATGTCGATGATGCTCGCCGCCCAGCGCCAGGGCGCAACGCTCGCCGACGTGCGGGAAATGATGGTGATCCATCGCGAGATGAAGGCCGACGAAGCGCGTGAAGCCTTCCGGTCTGACTTCGCCGATTTCCGCGGCGAGAACGTGATCATCCCCAAGACGAAGCACGTGGACCGCGGCCGCGGTGGTTCTTTCATTCAGGCCGAGTACGACGAGGTGTGCCGGCGCTTGTCGCCCGCCTTGTCTCGCCACGGCTTCTCGTTCCGCCACGACCAGAAGTTTGGCGTTCGCAGAATCATGACCGATGGCGTCGAGAGCGACGTCGGTTGGGTCTGGGTGACGTGCCATCTGGAGCATCGCAGGGGCCACGCCGAGCGCCTCGAACTGGAAGGCCCGCCCGGCGAGCTGAGCGTCAACACGCCGACGCAAAACATGCAGACCACGGCGAGTTACCTCAAACGCCAATCTCTGCTCGCCATCACCGGCACCGCCACGGGTGGCGAGGACGACGAGAACGAGATGCGCGGAGAAGACGACTACCGCGGCGCGCGCGGAGGAGATCAACGGTCCAACACGCCTCCGCCGGCCACCTACCCCGACGCCCAGTTCCGCGAGAACCTGCCGAAGTGGCGCGAGGTGATCGCCGCGGGTCGCAAGACGCCGGACCAGATCATCTCGATGGCGCAGACCAAGCACCCGCTCACCGACGAGCAGAAGCGCGCCATCCACGAGTCGCCGCGCGCCAGCGGCCCGACCTACGCGCATGTCGCCGACCAGCTGAACAGGGCCGGCAATGAAGACGCCCTCAACGTCGCCGCCGACCTCATCAAGGACGTGGCCGATGCCGCCCATCGCACCGAACTCAACGCGCTCTTCGACAAGCGCCGCGCCGAACTCAACGCCTGAAAGACCACCACCATGAAGCAAACACACGACCTGGTGCAAGGCACCGACGCCTGGGATCAGTTCCGCCTCGAGCACTTCGGCGCCAGCGAAGCGGCGGCAATGCTGGGCCTGTCGAAGAAAACCACGCGCAATGAGCTGCTGCGCATGAAGAAGACGGGCGTCGCGAAGACCTTCAGCGAATGGCTGCAGGTCAACGTGCTGGACTACGGCCACGAAGTGGAAGCACTGGCGCGGCCGCACATCGAAAAGCTGATCGGCGAAGAGCTCTACCCAGTCACCTGCTCCGACGGCAAGGAATCCGCATCGTGCGACGGCCTGACGATGGATGACCGCATTGCCATGGAGCACAAGCAGCGGAACGAAACGCTCGCTGCTGTCGTGGCCGCAGGCCAGGTGCCCGAAGAGCACATGCCGCAGTGCCAGCAGATCCTGAAGGTGACCGGTGCCGAGAAGCTGATCTTCGTGGTGTCCGATGGCACGCCCGAGAAGATGGTCTACGTGTGGGTGTTTCCTGACCCTGCATGGTTCGCGCGCCTGAGCGCGGGCTGGGCGCAATTCGAGAAGGATCTGCTCACCTACGAGCCGACCGAGCCTGTCGTCGCGGCTGTCGGCCGCACACCGGAGACGCTGCCAGCGCTGCGCATCGAAGTCACCGGTCAGGTTACGGATAGCAACCTCGAGCAGTACCGAGAGCACGCGCTCGCCGTGTTCGCCGGGATCAATCGCGACCTGCAAACCGACCAGGACTTCGCCAACGCCGCGAAGACGGTCACATGGTGCGGCGAGGTCGAGACGCGCCTGAAGGCGGCCAAGGAGCACGCGCTCAGCCAGACCGAGAGCATCGACAAGCTCTTCAAGACCATCGACGCGATCACAGAAGAGGCGCGAGCCACACGGCTGGAGCTGAACAGGCTGGTCGAGGCTCGAAAACTTGCGCGCAAGGGTGAGATCGTCGCAGGCGGCGTCAAGGCTTTGGCCGACCACATCGCAGCGCTGAACACCCGACTGGGCAAGCTATACATGCCGGCCGTTCCCGTCGACTTCGGCGGTGCCATCAAGGGCATGCGCTCCTTCGACAGCATGCAGAACGCCGTCGACACGGCACTGGCCAATGCCAAGATCGCCGCCGACTCTGCAGCAGACCGCATCCAAATCAATCTGGGCACGCTGCGCGAGCACGCCACCGAGTTGGCCTTCCTGTTCCCCGACACGCAGGTCATCGTGCAGAAGGCGCCGGACGATTTGACAGCGCTGGTGAAGACCCGCGTAGCCGAACACCAAGCGGCCGAGGAGAAGAAGCGCGCGCTGGCAGCCGCTGCCGCTGCGCCAGCACCGGTGCCAGGTCCTGCGCCAGCAGTTGCCACGCCGGTTGCAACCCCGTCGCCAGCGCCCACGGTCATCGCGATGTCGCCGCGCATACAGCCCGCTGGCGCAGTGCCCACGCTGAGCATCGGCCTCATCAACGAGCGGCTGCAGCACTTCACCGTGACCGCCGAAGGCCTGCGCGGCCTCGGCTTCGAGCCGGCGGGCCGCGAACGCGCCGCGCCCCGGTACCACGAGGCCGACTTCCCGCACATGTTGGCCGCCATCGTGACCCACGTGCAGGGCATTCAGGCCAAGCAGGCCGCCTGATTCATCAACCACCAGAGGACCACCACCATGCCCAAGACCTTTGCCGAACCGCAAGCTTTCTCCGATGCCGAGTACGTCGCCATCCCCATGACGCCGGTCGAGTCCAACCAGGTCGCGGCCGTCGGCTACGACGCTGCGCGCAAGACGCTGGCTGTCACCTTCACCCGCGGCACCGGCGCGATCTACCACTACCCCAACTGCGACGCGAAGCTGCACGCCGATTTCATGGCGGCCGAATCCAAGGGCAAGTTCTTCGGCGCGCACGTGAAGCAGCTGCCGTTCGTCAAGTTCCGCGCGCCTGCCACCACCGCGGCCTGACCTCTTTTCGGGCGCTGCTGGCCGGACTGAACCCTCCTCCTCCGACCCTCCATTTCCAGCCAGCGCCGCGCAAGCGGCCGCCCTCTTCTCTTCCTTCAATTCTCGAAAGGCACTCATGCTCGAACTGCTCGAACCGACCACCGTCAAGCTCTCGAACGTGCAATCGCGCGTGGAGAAGCATGGCGATGACGACGTCATGTCCATCGACCTCTCCGTCACCTGGAACACCAACAACCGTTCGCTGACGGCCATCCAGAAGCAGCTGCGCAACGCTCTGTTCTGCAACCTCGCGCAACCGTCCGACGGCCCCCAGGCCGAGATGGAACTGCCGGTTGACGAGATGCCGAACGTCCGCGTCCCCGGCATGGACTACCCCGTCAAGCTGGACTTCCAGCAGGTCGGCGCGCGCGTCGAGGTCGCCTATGGCATCGACGAGACCACGGCCATCGTGCTGCAGCTGTGCAAGGTGCACAAGTTCCGCATCACGCCAATCGAGGGCGGTTCCGCTGAAGTGAAGTTCTCGATCTCGTCGTCGGCCGACATCGACGACCACATCATCGGCTCGCTGTCGGTGATGCAGCAGCGCGAGATCTCCATCCAGATGACGATGCCTGAGGTCGAGCAGCCCGCGAAGCAGCTCACCGAAGGCGATGTGTTCCCCGGCGCCGAGCCCAGCGAGCCCGAGAAGCCGCTGACGCCGGAAGACGTCTTCACCCAGGCCCATGGCGGCGAGGACGCCTGAAGCATGGACTTCACTGTCATCCCCATCGAGAAGGTGAAGGCCGCGTTCGCGCGCGCGCTGCGCCTCAACCCTGACCGCGAGGCTGCTGCTCTGGCTGCCGCCCAGGCTCTCGGCATCACCGTCGAGGCGGTGCGCGAGGTCGTCGAGCCGCAGGAGGCGCACGCAGCATGAGGCGCGACGACTTCACGATCCCCATTGGCTTCGCCAATGAGCTGATCATCGACAATTTCGCCGGCGGGGGCGGCACCAGCGAGGGACTTGAGCGGGCCTTCGGCCGCCCGGTCGACATCGCCATCAACCACGATCCGGTGGCGCTGGCGATGCACGCCATCAACCACCCTCGCACCCTGCACCTGTGCGAGAGCGTGTGGGACGTCGACCCGATCAAGGTCACCCGCAATCAGCCTGTTGCCCTCGTGTGGCTGTCGCCCGACTGCAAGCACTTCTCCAAGGCCAAGGGCGGCACGCCGGTCAGCCAGTTCATTCGGGGACTCGCTTGGGTCGCGCTGCGTTGGGTCGTGCGGTGCAAGCCGCGGGCGATGATGTTGGAGAACGTCGAGGAATTCCAGACCTGGGGCCCTCTGATGCTGGGCATCGACGGCAAGTGGTATCCGAATCCTGCACGTCGCGGAGAGACCTTTCGCGCCTTCGTGCAGATGCTGCGCCAGGGCATTCCCCTGGAAGAGCGCGAAGGCAACGAAGCCATCGCCGAGATGCGCGCGGTTCTGTGCGCCGAGGGCGACCCGCTGGCGCTCACTGAAGCCGAGGTTGCGCAGCTGCTCGACGGCATGAAGTACGACCTCGAATGGGACGAATTGCGGGCCTGCGACTACAACACGCCCACCATCCGCAAGCGCTTCTTCATGGTGGGCCGTCGCGATGGCCTGCCGGTCGTAACCCGCCCTGACCCGACGCACGGCGCGCCGATCAGCAAGGCCGTCAGCGCCGGCCAGGTGCTGCCATGGCGCACGGCTGCCGAGGTCATCGACTTCACGATCAAGGCGAACTCCATCTTCGGGCGGAAGAAGGATCTGGCTAAGAACACCCAGCGCCGCGTGGCGAAGGGCTTGTGGCGGCACGTTCTGAACACCGACAAGCGCTTCATCGTGGGCCCGGGCGGCCCTGCCTACTCGGGCAAGCCTGCTTCCTCTGAACAGCCGCTCGGAACCCTCACCACTGAAAACCACCGCGCGATTGCAGCGCCGGTCCTGGCTCCGTTCGTCAGCGAGCACGCCAACGCCAGCAACCAGCGCAACATGGCGGCCAACGAACCGTTGCGCACTCAGTGCGCTCAGGTGAAGGGGGGTCATTTCTCGCTGGTCGCGCCCGCGCTAGCACCGTTGCGCGGCACCAGCGAACCCCACCTGAACGGCGACGCCGTCACGGAACCCGTGTCTACGATCTCCGCCAGCGGCACCCACCATGCCCTCGCAGCGGCGCACCTCATCACGATCGGCTATGGCGAGCGGCCCGGGCAGGATGCACGCACGCAGGATATTGAGAGCCCGGCGGGAACGGCAGTTGCCGGCGGCATCAAGCAAGCGCTTGTCGTCGCGCATCTGGTCGACATGGGCCACGGCGAGTCGAGTGCCAGCGGCGCGGTCCGTTGGAGCCATGGCAACCGCAGTATTGAGCAGCCGTTGCCCACGGCCACCGCCAGCGGCGTTGGGAGCGCCGTGGTCGCCTGCCACCTGACGCACCTCACGCACCACGGCGATCGACCTGGCCGAACTCCCACAGAGCCGCTACCGGCCATCACTGGCGCGCATCGCGGCGAGCAGGTTCTGGTGGCAGCCTGCCTCGAGCAGGCCAACGGCGGTTTCTATGACGGTGAGGGCCGCAGCGCCGGCGCGCCTGTGTCCACCATCACCGCCGCCGGCAGCAACCAGCGGCTCGTGATGGCCTATTGCGTCAAGTACTACAGCAGCGGCGGCCAGTGGCAAGACATCGGCGAGCCGGCGCACACGATCCCAACGAAGGGCCGTATGGGCCTGGTGCAGGCCATGCAGGTGCCGGCAGACTGCTTGGCACCGGAGCATCGTGAGAAGGCCCGCCTGTGCGCCGCGCTACTGCACGAGCACCTGCCCGAGCATTTCCCCGAAGCAAGCGACATGGTGCTGGTCTGGGAAGCCGGACAGTGGTGGGTCCTGGTCGACATCACGCTCCGCATGCTCAAGCCGCTGGAACTGTTCCGCGCTCAGGGCTTCCCTGCCACCTACATCATTCACGAAATCCCGGATCCGGCTCTGCTGTTCAAGGGCGGCGTGCAGGCTGAGGACCCTTTGGCCGTGCCGCGTATCCCTCTATCGATCACGGCCCAGGTGCGCATGTGCGGGAACAGCGTGTGCCCGCCATTGGCGGAGGCGCTGGCCCGCGCGAACTTCGCGCACGAATCGCAGATCTACGGGAGGATCGCAGCATGACGCTTCTCGGCGTTGCTGATAGCGACTTCGCAATGGTCGCGTGCTTCCCGCGCATTCCCCTTGTGTCGCGCAATGGACACCAAAGCCTGTCGGCTATGTCTATCCGAGGGGTTTCCTTGGAACCTCTGAAGGGTTTGTGTGACAAGGTAAAGATCGCGGTCGGTGCGCAGCAGCAAGAACACAAGCTCTGGAGTCGGGAATTCAAACACAGGCAGCCGGCTGATTGCCCCTCGCACCTGCTCGATACGCTCGACCGCCGCGTCGAGAAGGTCCGTGCGATTGTCTTCTATGACAACCTTAGCGTGGTTCAGCTCGATGACGATGCGACGAATTATTTGCTTGATCGCCTGAAGCTTTGCAAGTTCGTTCTCCAACCGTCGCTCGGCGGCTTCCCGCCGCCCGCTCGCAGCCTGCGAAGTGGCAACCGCTGCAGCACCAACAATGGCGGCGATCGCACCGACGGCTTGCACCCACGCAGCCAATGCTTGATTGGTGGTCATCCATGCGGTGACGTCTGGCCAGCCCACCCACATAGCAATTGCAGCGGCTGCCACCGTCCAAGCCGCAAGCATGCGCAACCCATTCATCTCTCGCTCCCTAGTTTGAGGAGCGCAGTATCGCGCTTCTCACTCCTCCAGGTCGACCTGGCTCTGCAGCTGCCGAATGATCCGCGCGATGTCTGCCCGGTGCGTGCCGCGGTCACTGACCACGCGCACAGTCCAGTTTGGACCGCCCTCCTCGGCGCTGATTCCGACCACGCCACCGCGGTGCACGTCGGTGATCTGGCCACGCAGGTCCGGGATGGCTTCTATGCGCTCGAGCAGGAGCCGCTGCAGCTGCTCGGCGGTGCGGGTGGGCTTGGACATGCGCTGAATGGCTCACGTGGCTATTTCGAAAGCAGCGGCAGCGCGGCTAACCCTAACGCAACCACCGAGATCACCACGGCCCAACCGGCCCATCGTGCCGACTTCTGGGCGGCCACTGCTGCGACCTCCGTTGCGCGAACTGTTCGTTCCGTGGCCGCCTGTGCTGCCTGCGCTGCTGCATCTGCGCCGAACTTTTCGTGCCTACGCAGCCACTCGGCAACTAGCTCTCGGCTCGTGGTGTCACTCCAGACCCGTTGCGCCATGCCGTTTCGAAAGTACAGCTCGGGATTCTCTAGATCCTGTGCCTCAGCAATCACTTCTTCCATGGTCCTGAACACCATGCCTATCTCCTTCGGTTGAAAGGACAGTATGCATCTCCTCGACACCTCCCCCGACCGCATCCGCGCCAAAGAGATCCAGGCGGTGCAGATGCACGCGCAGCAGCTGGTCGACTGGGCGCGCCAGCACGGCCTGGTGGTGACCATCACCCTCAAGCCCCAGCCTCCGCTGGCCATGGGCAACTACTTGCCCGTCATCGACATCCGGGAGGCACACCGTGGCAGCTGACAGCAAGATCGAATGGTGCGACGCAACCTTCAATCCTTGGATTGGCTGCACGAAGGTCTCGCCGGCCTGCGACCACTGCTATGCCGAGCACAGCACGCCGGCGCGCACCATGAAGGTGGGCTGGGGCGCGCACGAGCCCCGGCGCCGCACGAGCGCCGCAACCTGGGCACTTCCGAAGCGCTGGAATGTGCAGGCTACGGTGTTCTTCGCGCAGCACGGCCGCCGCCAGCGTGTGTTCTGTGCGAGCCTGGCTGACTGGCTTGATAACGCCGTCGACGTCGAATGGCTGATCGACCTGCTTGCGCTCGTGCGGCTCACACCCGACCTCGACTGGCTCATGCTCTCGAAGCGCATCGGCATCTGGCGCAGCCGGCTCGAAGCCGCAGCCGCAGCGCTCCGCGGCCGACTCGAGCGCGCGTCCGAGGCGACGGTGGCCCTCCTGCGCTGGATCGAACGCTGGCTGGCCGGCAATCCACCGGCCAATGTCTGGCTAGGCGCGACCGTAGTCGACCAGGCCGAAGCCGACCGCGACATCCCGAAGCTGCAGGACACCCCAGCTGCTGTGCGCTTCCTCAGCATGGAGCCGCTGCTGGGTCCCGTGTGGCTCGGTGCTGACGGGCACGGCCGGTTTGGCGGCATCTCGCGCGCCAGCGGCGATGGCGAGTGGACCTACAGCGATCACCCTCTGGAGGGCAGGCGCTCAACGAAGTGCGGCGAATACGACGTGCCGCGCATCGACTGGGTGATCGTCGGCGGCGAGAGCGGCCCCAACGCGCGCCCGGCGCATCCCGACTGGGTGCGCAGCTTGCGCGACCAGTGCCAGCACGCCGGCGTGCCGTTCCTGTTCAAGCAGCATGGCGAATGGCGCGAACCCGCCGCTGGCGAGGAATTCGACACGTCGATGGGCAGGGCTCAGCGCCGCCCGGCTTTCATCATGTCGGAGGCCGGTACCGTGCACTGTTTCGAAAGCGGCAGCATCGTTAACGGGAAGGCCATCATCCGCATCGGCAAGAAGGCTGCAGGTCGCCTGCTCGACGGCCGCGAATGGAACGAGGTGCCCCATGGCTCCGCCTGAAGTGGTCAGCACCGTGCCGCTCCCGGTCGTGGCGGCATCCAAAGAAATCCCGATTCTGTTTTCGGCACCCATGGCCCGCGCCACGCTGCGCGAGGTGGACCCGAAGTCGCAGACGCGGCGCGTGGTGAAAATCACGCACCGCACACCAGGACTCGCCGCCTGCCTTGAGCCGACCGTCGGCACGCCGCGACCGCGGGTCGCGGCAGAGCTCTGCCCTTACGGCCGGCCCGGTGACCGGATGTGGAGCCGCGAAACCTTCTTCGCATGGGGTCGCTGGGAAACGCGCTTCAGCGAAAAGAAGAAGCGCGACGAGTGGCATTTCGTCGATCTGACGTTGGACTCTGGGCGGGAGTACCTCTACGCCGCGGATGACGACATGGGTCTGGCGCTGCCGAGCCGGTCCGGCGGGGTCGTGCAGTACTGGAAGCGCCCGGCCATCTTCATGCCGCGCATCGCCAGTCGGATCCTGCTCGAAGTCACGGGCGTGCGTGTCGAGCGCCTGCAGGACATCAGCCGGGACGATGCCCAGGCCGAAGGAGCTCCGCCGAGCCACCCCAGCATCGACGTTGTGTCGCGGCAGTTCGGCTATGCCGACTTCTCGCGCTCTTGGTACGCGCAGCGTTGGGAGCAGATCAATGGTGCCGGTAGCTGGGCAGCCAACCCATGGGTGTGGGTGATCGGGTTCCGGAGGATCCGGCCGTGAACAAATTTCTAGGTGGGCTTCATCACAAGAGCCGCGTAGTTGGTCGAGATCGCCTGGAAGACCGCCAGCACCAAGGGATCACTTGCTGCGATGGGAAATTCGTTGATCTCATCGCAAATCTGCTTCGCGTGCCTGAATTGCAGTTCCGCAGCTTTTGCGGCATGCGCAATCCGGCGCGTTGCCAACTCCGAAAGCTCGACCTGGGTTTCGTCACTCATTTGGATCTCCATGTTGTGAGGTCCAGAGTATGACCACACCCGGCTTCGGCGCCTTCTCAAGCGCAGTGGCGCGCGCAATGTCCGAGGTGCGCAGCCAGCACTGCGCGCCGCCTACATACCGCCCGGCGCAGACCGCGCGCGGGACCATCCGCTGCACGAAGTGCGGCGGCAATCTCACCTACACCGCCAGCGCGATCGACGGCCGCACATCCGGCCGCTGCTCGAGCGCGGGCTGCATCAAATGGACGGACTGAACATGACGACCGAACCTACCCCTTCCCTCGCCTCGGCAGCCCTGGCATTCAAGCGCTGCGCCTTCCGCAACGGTTGGACCACTTTCAACGTGCGCGACGCAGATGCCGACGAAGCCGAGCGCCGCCTTCTTGCTTCCAGCGCTAGCGCACCCGAGTCGGTGGAGATGTCGCCAGAGTTCACAGACACGGCGCGTGCGGCTCTGTTGTGGGTGCTTTGGCACCACCAGGGCGGAAGCAGCAACGTGGGGCAGCCGATCCGATTCGCGCTCGGCATGGGTCAGCACGAACACCTGAGCGATCACCAGATCAGCGAGGCAAAGCGGTGGGCCGCCCTCACCCAACCCACCGCCGCGCAGCAGGCGGCCGCACCACGCGCGGAGTGGAAGTTCAACGCTCTCTATGCAGACACTGAGGTGCGCGCTGTCGCCGATAACAAGCTGCTCGCAGTGATCCATGCGGGCAGCGAGCAGCGCCGCATGGTCGCAGCACTCAAAGGCGAGCAGCCGTTTCAGAAGCGCGTGCAGCCTTGGCTGCTGGCATGCTTCGGCGAGATGATCGCCGGCGACCGCGAGGAGCGGAACCATCGCTTCATCGAAGAGGCGCTAGAGCTGGTGCAGGCCTGCGGCTGCACGGCCAGCGAGGCGCACCAGCTGGTCGACTATGTCTTCGCGCGGCCTGTGGGCGAGAAGGCACAGGAGGTGGGCGGCGTCATGGTCACGCTGGCCGCGCTGTGCCTGGCGCAGGGCCTCGACATGGCGGCCGCCGGCGAAACGGAACTGGCGCGCATCTGGACCAAGGTCGAGCAGATCCGGGCGAAGCAGGCGGCCAAGCCGAAGCACTCGCCGCTGCCGGTCGCGCCCGCGCGCTGCGGGTACTGCGATGACACGGGCGACGTGCACGGCCTGGACGGTGAATGGCGCGGGGTGTGCAACTGCGCGGCAGGTGATCGCGTGCGCGCGGCCATGGCTTCGCCCGACGACACCCCGCTCGAAACTGGCGAAGGAGACTCACGATGAACACGTGGACCGTTGCCGAGTGGAAAGACCTGATCGAGTGGACTGCGTTCGTGCTGGTGATCGCGCTCGCCTCGGTGCTCTGGCTGATCAGCATCCACCGCCCTGATCCGGCGCCGGTTGCACCTGAGCTCGACAGCTATGGATTCGATGCGGTGTGCGACGCCGTAGCCGCGGCCCTTGGCGATGCCTACGACTGCACCCGCGTGTGGCAAGCGTGGGGCGTCGGCACCATGAGCCAAGACGACTTCTCCAGCGTTGCCGAGGATCCCGACCGCGTGGCAGAGATCGCGCACGCGGCCGTCGATGCCTACCGGGCTGCGATGACGAAAGGCGGTGCTGCATGACCCTCCCCTACTCCAGCGCAACCAGCGGCGAGCGCGCCCTGGGCGAGATCCAGAAGCTGCTGCGCGGCTTCGGCTGCAACAAGTTCGGCAGCATGATCGACGACGCCGAGGGCACCGTGCTCGTGCAGTTCGAATTCCGCGGCCGCCAGGCGCAGATCAAGGCGAGCATCAAGGGGTATGCCGCCGCGTGGTTGCGCGAGAACCGACTGGGCCCGCGCACGAAGACCACGCAGGCCCAGCACGAGCGCCGCGCAATGGACATCGGCAGCGTGGCCGTCTATTCCATTCTCAGGGACTGGCTCAAGGGCCAGATCACCGCCATCGAGACGGGCATGCTGTCGTTCGAAGGCGCGTTCCTGGGCAACCTCCTGCTGCCGAACGGGCAGACAATCCTTGACCACGTCGAGCAGCAGAAGCTGCTGCCAGCGCCAGAAAGCAAGCCATGACCGAAGCCGAAAAGGAAGCCACGGACGCAGCTCTCGCCGCCATGGAAGCACGCAAGGATGCGGCCTACCTCGAGCGCAACCAGGTGGTTGCAGCCCTGGCCACAGTGTTCCCGGCCGGCGTCGCGCGCACCGCAATCCCGGGCTGGTCTGAAGACTGGCACGGCGTCGTGTACATCGACCTGCCCACGGGACAAGTCAGCTGGCACTACCACGACAGCCAGGCGCATCTGTTCGCCCACCTGCCGCCCTACACCGGCACCTGGGATGGGCACGACACCGAAGAGAAATACCGGCGCCTCGCCGCGCTGAAGGAAATCAGATGACTGCAGCAGTAGCAGCCACCCCCACCAAACCGCAGAAGCGCCCTGCCGTCTCCGTCGTGCAGATTCGGCCGCTGTACCTCGGGCGCGCCGACGCGGCGGCGTTCCTCGCGATCGGCGAGAGCACCTTCGAAGACCTGGTGGCCAGGGGCGAAGCGCCGAAGCCGCGGAAGGTCAGCAGAGGCCGCACCGCATGGCTTGTCGAAGAGCTGGAAGCCTGGGGCCGCGAACGGCCCGAGTCGGACCACCTGCCCCCGGAAAACAGTGGCTACGGCCGTGCTGGCGCGCCAGCCTGACGCGCAAAGCGCTCGAGATGCTTGGCCAGGCGCGTGAGCCACAGGCGCCGCTCGGCATCGTAGGTGTGGGAGTTGTAGGTGCCCTCGATGACCGGCGGCAGGTGCCCGAGGATCGCCTCGGCGATCTCCTTCGGGCATCCAAGCGCGGCCAGCATCGTGCGGCTGGTCCGGCGCAGGTTGTGCGGCGTCCAATGCGTGACCGGCAGCACGAGCCCATCGCCCTCGCGACGCGCCACCTTCGCGGAATACGGCTGCAGGCCGTAGATGTAGGTGGAGAAATCGTGCTGCGTGTATTGCTCCTCGCGCGCATCTTCAAATAACAGACCGGAATTTCCGACCGCTTTTATGCGGCGCTGCACAATTTCCAGGGCGCGGCCAATTAGCGGCACCCGATGGTCGACGGCACTGGGGAAGCGCGCGTTCTTTGTCATCGCCTTTGGCACGGTCCACCACCAGCCGTCCGGCTCTTCGGTGACGAATTCCGACCGCATGCTGCAGATTTCCACGCCGCGGGCGTTCGTCCACAAATACATCACCGTCACGTCGCGCCCGAGCTCGTGCATGTTGGGCAACCAGTTCAGCAGCACGCCGATTTCGTCGTCACGCAGCACGCGCCGCTGCTGGCCCTGGTGCTCGCCGCCGACGATCTTCCCCTTGCTCTTCAGCTTGCCCTTCATGAGGGTCGGCCACCAGTTCGGCACGTCTTCGTCGATGCGGCCGGCGTCCAACGCGCGCGCCCAGGCAGCGCCGAGCATCGAGCGTAGCTTTTGGGCGGCCGTCGGCGTAGCTTTTCGGCCCTCCAGGATGTTGAAGCAGGTGGAGCGGGTCACGCCCGTCGCCGGCGTCTCCGCGAATTCCGGCTCCTCCTCGAGCAGCTTCTCGAGCGCGCGCCGCGCGGCCGTGGCGCCGGCCTTTTGACGCTCGTGCTCGATGTGCTTGGTGATGTAGTCCTGCACCACGTCTCGCACGGTCGGCACGCCAGCGGCCGGCGGCGGCGCCACGGGCTTGCGCTGCTGACGTTGGTATTCCTTGGGGTCGATGCCCGCGGCACGCTTCGCGCGCAGGGTCTCCCAGACCGCGGCTGCTTCAGAAGCGCGCATCTTGGGATATGGCCCGATGGAGGTCTGCTTCATGAGCCCCGACGCGGGCGATTTGTAGCGGTAGGTCCACGTCATCTTCGAGGCCGAGGCCACGAGGCGCAGGCCCTCGCAGCCGTCAACAACGAGGTGTTCGCCAGGCTGCAATTGCTTGGCGGCGCGAACATCGAAGAACAT